TTACTTCACATACATGAAGAATGCTGAAGCATTGGAAGCACAATTCACCAGATTCTCTAACTTCTCTAACAATATCGATGCAGATGAACCAGTATTTGCTAAGAGAACTGCCTTGAAAGAAGGTATGGGTTGGTCAGACGATAAGATTGCAGAGAATGAGAAGTGGTTGAAGGAGGAAGCAACGGCAAAAGCGGGTGGTGAAGAGGGTGAAGGAGAGGGTGGAGTAGATGATGCAGGACTCGGAGATGATGGTGGAGACGAAGGTGGAGACGATGGTGGTGGTCTAGAGTTATAAACTCAAGAAAAACTATTTATTATGAGATTTCCACACTAAATATTATAGTATCGATTACATAAAGGAATCCAAATGCTCAAAGTTCTTAATAAAACCATCAAGAAGATAGATAAATTTGAGGAAGAATGCTCTGATTTGATATTGGGATTGGGTACTCTTCTTGGGGAAAATGTTAGTATAGCAGACGTTGCTGTGAATCCTAATCCAAAGGATAAGAAAATTGAGGAAGCAATCCTATCTCAAGACCGTACTGGTAAGTTGAAGAAGGATGGTGTTATTCTTTCTCCTGAGGATCAGAAGCAAGCAAAGGATGCTAAGAGACGCAAAGAAACTATCGTAGCAGGTGACGAAGATCCTGCTGAGACTGTTGAACCAGATCCAGATGCAGAGAGTGAAGAAACATTCACTAAAAAGAAACAGGGTTCACTCAAAGGTCGAATCATCAAGACTGAGAAGATGCTTGAGACTGACGAGACTTTGAGGAAGTGGGTATCGGAATATTTCGCAGCAAGACGTAAAGGAAGTTTCCAAGAAGCAAACATCATCAAGAAGCGAATCGATTCCAATATTGATGATAAGAATTTAGGTAGAGAAACGGTTTACTTCCGAGCAGATGATGTAGAGAAGGATGACCCAGACGAAGAACCAGAAGTAGAAGAACCAGAAGACGAAGATTCCGATAAAGAATCAGAAGAATAATACTTAACCGATCAAAGGAGATACAAATGCTTCGCACCGTACTTAAGAGACTACAAAGTTTGCAGGAAGAGATGGAGGACATTCGTTCAACTCTCCTTGAGACTATCAAAGAATCATTCGACCTTAAAACAATCGACCTCGAAGATCTTATGAAAGAAGAAGACGATGAGGATGATGAAGAGGTTGAAGAAGAGAAAGATGTTGACGAGGATGGAGAACCTAAAGGAGACGACGAGGAAGTCGAAGAGGACGCTGAAGAAGGTGCCCCTGCTCCTGAGGACGAACTCGACGACGAGGAACCTGTAGACGACGAACCCGTAGACGACGAGGGTGATGTTGAAGAGGAACCCGAAGAGGAACCTGAAGAGGAACCTGAAACCGAAGAGGAACCTGAAGAGGAACCTGAAGAAGAACCTGAAGAGGTTGAAGAAGCAGAAGGTGAAGCAGGGGTTACTAACTTCGAAGAACTTGAGGTTGGTGATAAATTTACTTTCGGTGAAGAGTCAGGTGTCGAAGGTGAATTTGAAAAGATTAGTCCTTCAGAATACCAAGACGAGAACGGCAAGAAGTTTGCAGTTATCAATCCTCAAGGATCAGTCGTTAAGGTTGAAGACGAACCTGCACCAGAAGCAGAAGGTGAACCAGAGGGTGATGCAGAAGGTGGTGAAGAGTTAGAAGGTTCTGCCGGGGATGCTGATCTTGAAGGTGGTGACGAAGAACCTGCGCCAGAAGAAGCACCTGCAGAAGAACCCGCTGACACAGAACCAGAAGATGATGAAGACGAAGTAGAAGAAGAGAAAGAGGAAGACAAGAAGAAGGGCAAGGAAGAAATAGAAGAGAGTGAAGACCTTGATAAACTTGTTAACCGTATGATATCAGAAGCAATCGAACCTAAGAAAGCAACCAAGAAGAAAGCAACTAAGAAGACCAATAAGAAAGTTATGAAAGAAGAAACAAAAGAAACGACTAAGAAACGTGTAAGAAAGACTCGCACGAAGAAATCTAAATAGTCTATTTGTTTCAACGTATAACTTATAAAGGGTAGCATATGCCAGAATTCGAAAACACTCCGTATCAGGAGAATAAAACCAAGAAAGCGATTGAACCGCTTAGTGACTTTCTCGGTGGAGTACAAAGAGATAGAGGTGGAGTTAAGAAGGAATTCGAACCTTATGTTAAGAATGAAGGTAGAAAAACTCCTGCTCTTTCCAATACTCTAATAAATCTACAAGAAGCAAGGGGTGACGATGTTGCCCCTCCTGCTGCTAATAATCAAGGTGATGTGGTTGACGGTGTTTACGTTGGACCCAATCAGCGATACTTCATGGGTGCTTCTTCAGAACCCCCTATGATTATCACAACCAAAGTTACACCAGATAAAGTCCACTACTATCTGTTTCCTTATAGAAAAGAACAGATTCTTAAGAAAGAGATTGCAGCAGACCTTTTCAAAACTGGTAGCAAGGTTTGGTTGAGAGATCCAAAGAGTAGAAAGGATGAGGAACTTCGTACCTCTATCAAGTCTGTACTATCTGGTACTCCCGGAGAGAAAGTATCTCTGGATGATTACCAGTTCTCTAATGTTCAGATCAAATACATCGGACCTAAGGATGGTGATCTTGAACCTTGGAAAGAACTTGAAGCACAGTTCGAAGTAAGAGTAGACAGTGTTCTCACGAACAAGCAAGTCTATAACCTTCGTCTTAACAACAGAGAACTTGAAGCGTTCCGTCTTAAACTTCAGAAGTCTAAACCACGCAGTTTCAAAATGACTAAGATCATTAGTGAAGAGCGTGAGTATATGCTTGAAGGTAAAGGTTCCGGTGTGCCAAAGTTGAAGTTGGTACGTCACAAAGTTCATCCTGCAGAGAAGGGTGAGTGGGGTGAGATACTTAATAACAACCGTGCTAACAGTTATGCAGCGGAAGATTGGATCGCAGGGCAACCAGTTCTGTGGGATGGTCAACCGTGGTTTGTTGTAGACTTCGCTCCGTCTGGTGAAGAGATGACTTCTATTCTTATCACTACAGACTTTGATGAGGTTGCTCAGTTCGTACCACTCAAAGAACTCAAGGCACATACTCCGCAAGAGATGGGTCCAGATGACGATGAGATTCCTGAACCTGAGAAGATTAAAGTAACGGACATTAACAAAGACCCAGAAGATAAGAAGCAAAAGAAACCTAAAGGTTACTGTGGTAAAGAAGTAGAAGGTGTAGCAGTAGACGAAACTCCAAAAGAAAGAGAACTTTCACTTCCTGAGTCTGGTGAGGACGGGGAGACTCAAGAACAGAAAGCACTCAAAGAGGACATTCAACCTGTTGGTAAAGTAAAGCAACTCATAACTTGTATCGACAATGATCCAGTTCTCGGGGGTAAGGAAGGACGTTTCAAAGTTATAGTCAACAACCTTCTACGTAAACAGAAGGAAGGTATCTACGAACCTAAACTTGCTGCCAAAGCATTCGAAACTCTTGCAGACATGGGTGCAAGGAAATGTGTTACAGGTTCAAGTAATCCCGATGCTGTGTTCCCAAGATCAATTCGTTTGAAGACAGCAGATGCTTTGAGAGAAAGATTCGAGCAGGAACTTCAGATGGGTAATCTCAAAGAGATGCAATCTACTGACGAGATTATTGATAGTCATATCAAGAATCTTATCGAGTCTACAGAACAACAGGTAACAGAGGCAGTCGAAAAAGAAGCAGTCCCTTTTACGGAAAGGGAAGTTCTGGAACTGAAGAAGTTTGAGAACGTAGATGTAAGCACAGAGAATGTTGCTACCTACGATTGGAACTCAAGTGGAAAGAACTATAAGACTGAGATAACAAAGAAACCAAGACCACAAACAAATGACATTGTTTATTCCGCTGTATCAACCTTCAACAGTAATCAGTTAGATAGAGATAGAACAACCGATAGCGATCCATTCAAGACTGAGGATGACGTAGTTATTCTCGCAGACTTCCTATCCACTCTCAAATTGAATGAGGGGATGGATGAGGCAGAAGATTGTCCAGACACAACCGGTGAAGCAGATAAGAAAAGCGTTACTGCTGCAGACGTAAACCCAGAAGAGTTAGCAATGGGTGTTAAGGTTGAGATGGAACACACTAAGGATAAGAAACTCGCTAAAGAGATTGCTCTTGATCATCTCGCAGAACTTCCCAACTACTACTCAAAACTCCAGAAGATTGAACCACAACACGAAGAGAAGGAAATGACCGAAGAAGATCCAGAAAGAGGAGAAGGTCAATCACTTGAAGATTATTTCAAGGTTCTTCAGAAGTTCTTCGGAGAGAATACTTTCAAGTTCAAGTCAGAACCTAAGAAGGTTACAGTTGACTTCCGCTACATCTACTGGGTTGCTAAAGAAGCAGAGAAGCGATTCAGAGCAATGATGAAGGATAAAGGAATCACAGAAGAACCTACAAGCCTTAAGGTTAATCCAGATGGATTCTATGGTAATGTAATTGCTGAGTATCCTAAAGATGAATCGATTGAAGAGAGTGGTAAGATACTTACTCCACCATCCTCCGCTAAGTCTGTTCTCACAAATATCTCATCTGTATCTGAAGAGAGCGAAGATCTTGAAGGTAAAGTTGTAGAATGGTTAAAGGGTCATGAGAATCCAGATGACAAAGAGGTTCATGCATTTGCTGATGAACTTGGTGTCTCTGCTCACAACCTTGAAAAAGTATTCTACAAACTTGCTTCTGCTCATGTGAGTCAGAGTGTTCAGACAGAAGAGAGTGGTAAATTTGCTGTCATGGATGATGGTGCTAGAATCATTAAAGAGTTTGATGCACAAGACAAAGCTGAGGAGTTTGCTGAGAAGACTTCAAAGGGTAAGGGTAACAAAGAGTATTACGTGATCGACCTCTCTACACTTAAGAACAACGAAGATCCTATCGAAACATCAACAGTATCAGCATTTGCTAATGGTAGTCTATTAGAGAGTTCTGAACTTGATGAAGAGGGTAGTGCGGAGAAGTTTAAGAAAGAGAAAGACAGTAAGAAGAAGAAAGATAAGAAAGAAAAGAAAGAACCTTCCCACACTCAAACCAAACAAGTCAATGCTCTTCCAGTTAGAGACGGTAGGAAAGTAAGAACAGAAGTAATTGGTGACGTTAGAATCGTTTACAAAACCTTTGAAGAGAAACGTAAAAAGGATTTAGAGAAGAAAAAAGAAAGTAAGAAAGACAAAAAGGGAGATTAATTATGTACACAACACTTCGTTACGTGGGGTGCGCTCGGAGAACAATCACTTGGACCTCAATGGGAAAATGTTATAGTTACACACTCAGTCCCGGAGAGTTGGTAGATTTACCATCATCTCAAGTCAATAATGCCAGAGCGGTAGCACAGTTCGATGACGTAGTAAAGAAGCGCAAGCATTCCAGAGTCAGAAAGATCAAAGAGATCGTCGAACAGGAATCCTCTGTAGTTATTACTGCATCAGATGAGGAAGTCTTTGAGAAGCAAGACAGACTTGATCCATTTGCTAACGTAGAGAACTCCGGGCAGGTTGTAGAGATTGACATCGAAGAGGAAGAAGATGCTCCTATGGAACTCCTTACTGAGGAAGTTGAAGAAGAGGAGGAAGTTGAAGAAGAGAAAGAAGATACAGACTTTGTAGCATACACTAAGCGTCAACTCGCTGAATATATTATAGAGAACAACGAAGATCTTAAAGAGTATGTTCTCCTGAAAGAAAAGAAAGATACACTTATAAAAATGTGTGTTGACATTCAAGACGCTTAATAGTGAAATTCTTCTCATACTTTACGTCCCTCGTCTATAAATAAAGATGAGGGACAATTTATAGGTAGAGGAAATAATAATGGCAAAGATTACTAGCAGACCAGAACTGATCGAATATATCCACAGAAGACTTGGCGCACCTTGTATCAAGACTTCTGACCTTCATGATTTACAGATAGATGATATCATTGACTTCGCACTGGATAGATTCTACGAACAGGCAATTGGTATCGCTCAAGAGGAAAGAATTCTCTACCTTCCAGTTACAGCAGGAACCGGTTGGGTTGATATCAGTGATGTAACCCCTGCGGTTACAGCAGTCAATGAAGTTCTCAGTGATTACAACTCCGACATATGGAGCAACCTGAATACTCTATTCACCGTAGAGAATATGATGTTGCACCGTTGGGGGTTCAATATATACCAACCAGACGTTATCACATTCCAAATAATGTATGAGTGGTTGGATATGTTCAAGACAATGTATGGGAGACAATACAGAGTAGAGATAGATGAGTTTGCACAGATTGCCCGTATACTTCCGTTCCCCAAATACAATGGTGGATTATTCATTGATGTTTGGGTGAAGCGACCAGAGGGTCAACTCTACAGACATTCTTGGATAAGAGATTATGTATTCGCTAAATGTCTGGTACAGATTGGAATGAACCGTGGCAAGTATGCAGGTATGGTGCTTCCGGGCGGCGCAACCTTGAATGCAGATATGTATCTCAATAAAGGTGAGGAGATGATTACGAAACTTGAAGAGTCTCTCCTAACTGAATGGTCAACTCCACCTGACTTCTTTGTTGCCTAAAGGAAACTACTGTGGGATTTTTATACAAAGACACAAATATTAAAGACAGAAGAGTTAAGACTGCTATCGATACAATGTACAAGTCGATGACAGACTTACTCATACTTGAAGAACAAGCAGCGGTACTTATAGACGAACCAACAGAGAGTGCATGGATCGCAGCACACTCTACTAACCCCGGCGAGACTGCACCACTTCTTCCTATAGGAAATGAAAAGGTATTGAACTGGAATACTCTGGGGTTTGATCTTGTATCCAACTCCAAGTTTATCGAAATGGTTTTCAATCAAGTCTCTGCTACTTACGATAGGAATACTCTAGACGTTCTCGAACCTGACTATAAGATAGCAGGTGAGGTTCTACCTACAGGTACAACCGCTCTTACTGAAACAGGTCTGAAGATTAAGGACGGAAAGATCATCCTGAAGAATCTTGAGAAGTATGATTACGATTTCAAGAGTTACGAACTACTCAACGAAACGTTTCGAGCGTTGGTAATCTTCTTGGACTCTGTTGAGGAATTCTATGCAGAGTTCTATCAGCAAAGCGTATTTGATTTCATTGACGTACCATACAATACATATGACGATTCCGCTGCAGAAGATAGAGTAATCCTAGTCTATGATACAAGAGCAATGGATTGGAAGATCGAGAACATAGTCGATCCAATCGCTGACCAGATACTCGACATTGACGATAGAGAAGCAGTCAAGTTAAAGTATCGTACACTACGAGATACGATTAAGTATTGGACAATGGATACAGCAGTATACAGAATTGAGGATGATATAGATGATCTGCTCCTATGTGTCAATGGGAAAAAGAAGTATGATATCTCAGTGAACATTGAACTCAGAGAACTTCAACTTATCCAAGACGCATTCGGTTACACAAGAAGAATACAAAAGGGTGAAGAAGTTTGGTTCCCATTTCACAATAAAGCAATCCTCGAATCGTTCTCCGAGGGATTGTCTTCAGTTTGGTAGGAGATACAATGGGTTGTTCAAGTTGTGGTAACAAACGTAAGAAGTATCTAAAGAAGTTCGACGCTCCTCTTCTCGACGCAACAGGCAAGAAGATATCTGATTCATTCTTAGACTATTCACAAAGGCAAAGAGTCTCTAAGAAAAAGACCATCCCCAGAACTTCTAAGTCAGTTGGTGGTGGAGTGGTAGACTTGAGTCAGTTAAAGAATATTGATACGCTTCCTCGAATCTCCGGACGTTATAATATTCTCAAACACTCAGCCAAGGGAATGTCTGTGTATGTTATCGCTCACTTCAAAGGTTGTAGTTCCTGCAAGTATATGCTTCGTCTGATTGATAAGTCTATTACACCAGAGATCGCAGCGAATGTATCATTCTATAAGATAGAAAAGAATGATGTACAAGCAAATGGATTTGAGTTCCGCAATAATCCTACCGTTGTATTGGTAGACAGAGGTAAAACAGTTCGTCAAATCTCAGGTATGTATCCAAATATCCAGAAGGTTATCAGCGACTTCAGCAATAAGATTGAAGAGAAGACCATTAAGAAATCTTTATCCTCAGATAAGTCACCGTGGGTTGTTAAACTCAAACCAAATCCTACTCACGTAGATGCATATGAGAAACTTCTTGAGAGTATGGGAAAGAAGAAAGACAGGATTAAAAATATAACAACCTTCCTTGATCAGAAAGCGAACCTCTTGGTTGTCACTATGGATTTCAAATAGCCTTATAAAAAATCCTAGAGGGTCATAGAACATTCTTATAGAAAGGAAAGCCTTAGATCTACTCTAAGGCTTTTTTCATTCTTATAATCGACGTATGTTTTTTATAGAGATATGAGTCCGGTAGGTTTCTCACGACCCGATAAGAAGTATTTGACAATCCTTTTGGTCTTGTTCTTGATAGTTCTCCACTGCTTTGCTGTCTTCACATATAAGATATGATCTTTCTTCTTCTTCTTCTTTTCTCCGTATGATCTGTTCTGTGAATAAGCAATACTATCTTCCCAAACATTGATACCCATAAGAAAGCAGAGGATCATTGCTACAGAATCCACAGTCACTTCCTCTTCATCCATCATACCAAACTTCAGGCAGAGACGGTTGCGAGAGCAAGCAGCGTGACCAAGTTCGTGAACGAATATCTTGTAGTATATCTTATTGCTAGAAAATCTATTGAGGTGTGGAACGTGTACCCAATCGTTATTACTTTTCTCGCCAGAGCAGAAGTAAACATATTCCGGTCCCAACTTCTTAGTCATGGATACTTTTATAGGGAATGACCTTTGAAGATTCTCTGTGATGGTTTGAATAAGTCGGTCGAGTCTTGGGATGGGTTTGTAGTTCTGTTCTAATTCTGCTTTGGTGAGAATTGATTGACTCTTCCAAGAGCAGTTCCAATCGATTCCACTCTTAGAAACTATTGAGGATTGAACCTCATCAATACAAATGTCGCAAATCTTATTGATTGTCTCTACATTTAATGTGAATGGGTTTACACCTCTGAGAACTTTGTGTTGTGATGCTAGACTCTTTATATTTTTTATAGTTGGATTCACTTATACCCAATCCTTTTATCGTCTTCGAATGTAACTTCGGTAACGTATTCTGTAAGATCCAAGTTATACCTCTCCACAATCTCGGGGAAGTATGTATTCAAAAGCAGAGCGGTGATAGGTACGATAACATCCTGACCTATCTTGTTGTGATAGAAACTCTCGAAATACTCTGAGAACATTTCCCAAGTCTCATCACTCCCGGCAGATGTTACCAACTTCCGCACCATTGCATCTTCGTGAAGGACTCTATCATATACAAACTTATCTTCACCAGTACCCCAAGTGAATTGAAAGATAACCTTTACAGATACACCGTAGCCATAGGCAGAGAAGAAAGGTTCTATGTCGACTCTACCAGTTTTTGCCCACTCAAAGTACAACGGAAAAGATACTCGTGGGTGGAATTGTCCTGACATAAATTCTCCTTCTGTAAGTATTTATGTCGGAGGAACGAGAAGTCTACCTATAAGAAATGGGGAGAGTAAACTCTCCCCACTTCAACTCCCTCTGTTACGCTCCCTTTATGCTTCTATAAGAGTGTAAGTCGATTCACCTTTATGTGAATCATTTCTTTTGAGACTCGTGAGAATTTTCTTAGCAGTAGTCTGTTCAAACTGAACTGCTTCTGAAAGTGAGGTCTTGGCGAAACGATAACCTCCACCGATGGACTTGTTAACAGGTTGTGAGCGTTCAACTACATAACTCGATGATGCTCGATCCCATCCTTCGGTTGTCCTACGAATAACAAATGTCTTCTTTGTCTTCTTGCTACACTTACCCATATTTCTCTCCCTTGCTACATTCACTACTACAAAGTCCACATGGACTATTTTTCTTTTGCTGCTGCTACTTCTGCCTTTGCTTCCTCAAGAAGTTTCTCTACATCAATCCCGGCAAGTTTGGCGATCTCTTCTTCAATGAATGCTTCCATATTCAAACGAACCTTCTGCGTTTCTCTACCTGCTTGTTTCTGCCTTGCAGTAGCGTTAGGTCCGGTCTGCCTCGACTCTTTGACTACGGCAGTAGGATAGTGATGGAAAATTACTCCCATAAGTTTCATAACGTTTGGTGCTGCTTTGAGTGCTTCAAGGAGTTTTTTCTGGTATGGATTGAGATTTACATCTGGAACTGCCTGAGGTTTAAGCATACCATGAGGCATTGGAACACTTCTCTGATTCTCATAACTCGGAACAGCATGAGGTGTGGGACCGTGACTGCTCGTGAATGGAATATGACTTGGACTTTTACTCATCTCTGACTCTGTGGGGATTGGAACATGACCGTCTGAAAGTTCTTTTGGCATTTGATTCTCCTTTTCTTAAACTATTGTAACAGAAATTAAAATATTGTCAAGTACATTTTATTTTATAATTGACATTTATTTATATAAAAAAGAAATCGGGATAACTTGTAACCCAAGTTCGAATGCTATTCCGATTCTGTGATGACCATTAGCGACCTTAACCTTCTTACCACTACGTATCTGTAGACAAGCAGGTTGATACGTATCCCAACCGTGAGTCTTGATACTCTCATATAAAAAATCCCACTTCTCTTCTCCGGTGAGAATCTTACCGTCCTTTTCAAACCAAGACTTCAGACTATTACTTCTGGTACGTCTTCTCTTAATAAACCTACTCAGTAGTCTCGGTTCCATAAGATAGATGTATTTCTCTTCATATGCCTTTGTTCTAGTTACATTCCAAGCGACAAGAGCAAGTTCCGGGTCAACGTATTGGTGAACAAGTTCAACTCCGTATCCCCACTTCTTTTGACGTACTGCTGCAATCTCTGCATCATCTTCGAAGTAACCTATATCAAACTTCTTTACATCCTCTTTTGATATGCACATACTCTTCCTGACGTTGATTCAATTGCGGGTTCAAAGTTCTCCTTGAACTCGGATGTATCAGTAAACTTATACGTTGTACCGGAAAGTATCAGCATACCTCCGGGTGCTAAGTGTTGACAGAGGTGTTCCATTTGTGTATTGAATTTAGATAAAGGGTATTGTTTTTCTAATTCCTCAGGAGTTAAATGAATCCTCTTGAAGATATTCATTGCCAATATGATATCAAACTTCCCATACTTCTCAAGATTCTTTTTATTGGTTGGGAAGAATGTTATGTTCTTCTTCATTGCTATTCCCTGCTCAATTACCTTGGGGTTTATATCTGTAGCATAGATAGTAGTCTCAGGACAAGCAGACAGAAGAGAAGAAGGTTCTTCAAACCCACAACCATAAGAAAGCATCTTCTTACCTTTGCTTACCTCTGCTAACTGATTGAATAGTTCTGGGTATCTATTCTTCCTTTTAGCAGAACGTACTCGGACAATCTCTTCGAGAGGATTGTACTTTGCATTATAGAACTTCTGGAACTTCTTGAAGTTCGAAGTAGTCATTGCTGAAGGTTTGAATCTTCTCGCTCCCCAATTTGTATCTGGTAATCTCTCTGCCATATACCAAAGGAATGTATCGTGACTTGGAATTGGAAGTCTACTCTCCTCTAACCATAGGCAACATCTTCTTATGAATTCTGTCTTCTGTAAACAAACAAAGGATGCAAACCTACGTGAACCAACCCTCTTCATTCTCTGAGACTTAATCTCTGCCAACGCATTCTTATCAAAGACAGGATTACCAACCAGTTCAATCTTTTTTGCCCACTCTTCTATGTCTAGTATAAATGATTTGGGTTTGGTGTATCCCCATCTGTGTCCAATAATATCATAGTCGAAATCACTTTCCTTAAGCAGCGGAACATTCTCATCAACTAATACGTCTGAGTCTAATTTGAGAGAGTATTCTGTTCCAACATTCTGCATAACTCCTATTACAAAGGCAGAGAGCATTAACTCTCGTTGTGTATCATACTTTTCCATATCCCACTTGATGATTCTTATATCCTTCCAGAGATCCTGAAACTTCTTTTCTGGTCTGTGATAACCGTGAGTGTAAAGTATCAGAGGTTTATCTGTAAGTTGTGGATGTTTCTTCCAGTTGTAGAGTGATAACAAAAGAAACTTCTCATACTCTGGTGTAACTGCTGTGACTATTGTGAAATCCAATTGAGCGTCTCCTTCTTATTTTTCCTGAACGTCTTATCCCCATAGTCTACGTTTATTATATCCAAACCTAGTTCAAGGAACAATCCTTCTTCTCTACATTTGAGAAACCTATCCAACCAGATATCGGAATTGTATCTAGGAATCCCCTTGTCGCTGAATCTACAATGTTTCTTTCCGTGGTAGTGAACTACTCTGACATCTTCTGCTGTAGGGTCTGCATACTTACATGAGCAGTTGAACTTCTGATCAACTATTATGTGAGGGAATTCCCAAATAGATAGTTGCATAGCGACTTCATTAGGAATAAACTTTCTTCTACCCACCTCTGCGAAATGATACCATCTCTTCATGAACTGTGCATCCTTAGTGAACCCATATACCCCACAATTGAGTGAGGGAAGATCTGCTCTACCAACATACTTCTCTACTCGCTCTGGGAAGAACTGATCCCACTTACCGGCACGTTTACGAATGATTCCCTTCGCCATTGTCCAGTGAGCAAATTGAGGCATTGCAATTTCATTATCGACTGCAAGTTTAAACAACTCATCTATTGATCCAGTTACTACAGTATCAGAATCTATCCAGACAGTTGTATCAAATGGAGAGAACTCTGCAGCAAGAGTAGTCTCTAAAAATATTTGACCCTTCCCCGGAATTACTGGGGAGTCGAATTCTTTATACATCAAATTAAATCTGTCAGCGATCTTTTTTAGATACGGATGTGAATCTTCTCCCGCTGAGACTAGACAGATAGGACCACCGTAATGTTTGAGTAGACTTGTTATAGAGACTACTAACCTTGCGAGACACCCTGTACCTCTGTTATAATATATAACACCATGAGACATACTAACCCTTTCGTATCGCCAGATAATCGTGTCGGGAGTCACCTCTCTCAACTTTGTAGTTGTAGTCATCTAGGAACCTGAGGCAGAATTTATGATGCTCATCAGAGAAGTTCTTCTTTTCGAAATGAATAATGTGTGGGAGTTTACTTAGATCTAGGATCTGTTTTATGATTAACCAATCAAGACCTTCAGTATCAATCTGCAATAGATCTATGTGGTGTGTGAGGTTCTTATTGAGGGTTGCCAACGTCTGTGAAGGACATTGAGTTTTAACCAGACGCTTCTGCCTGAACTCTTTCTTATACGCACCAATTGTATTATCAGCGGTGGAGCAGGAAGAATCCTTTTTGTTTATATAGAAATCTATCATGCCATCAGTTTCAGTGACGCACTCTTGATGAAATATCATCTCGTCATATCGGGGATGCTTCTTATAGTTCTCTTTCAACTTCAGAAAACATTCCTCGATAGGTTCAAAGAATATCCCACGCATATTGAATTCGTATATCATATTGTAAAGAGGATCGCCAATGTATCCATCGTTGGCACCAATCATCACAAAGTAAGTATCTTCGTTGATAAGAGATTCAATCTTAGGTCTAAGTCCGTCTCCTCTTGGAGTTTTTCTTCTCATTTGGATTTCCCTTGTGCTTTGAGTTTCGCTTCTCTGTCATACAATCCTTCGGTTCTTTCGTTCTCAGTATCCGGCATTGGGTGGAGTGCTGCATCGATTGCATCTTTGAAACTGACCTTTGGAAAAACTTCAAGAGCAGAGTCAGGATTACAATTGAATATCTGAAGACCATACTTTTTGAAGTAAGGTTTCAAATCCTCGAAACGTTTAGCCAACATTCTGTATGAATTGTTATTGTTATTAACTGAGCTAGATGTTCTGTCCTGTTCAAAGTGATAGTTCTGTTCACCCTTCTTCATATTGAAGTCACAACCCAGAAGGAATATGTTTCTCACTCCTAGATAATAAAGAAGACGGATTGCGGGGAGGAAGACACTTCGAGAACCAAACGCTTTCTCTCCACAATCAGGACATACAGAGACTTTCTTCTCATCACTCTTACCTCGCCAGAACCCGCAGTGGCATAGGTTAGAATGATTTCCCCAGTTGATTGTATCTTCAAACAGGAATTGACTTGGTACGAAATGCTCATTGCGTCTGTAATAAAAAACGTTAGGAGCAGAACCTACAACCATATCCATCTCTTTCCAAGATACATTATCGAAGATCTTCTTCTCTGCATGTGCCATAGGAACTAACTTTGTGATCGTAGGATCAAACCAGATAGATTTTATGAAGTGAGATGGATTATCTACACATGTCCAGAGGTTAGGACGGAATGTTCTAACAGAGTTGTTGACTCCCATAGTAAGAATTCCCGGACGTTTGAGAGAGTCGAGGTTTAGATTCTTCATACTAGGACCACCAAGTATTAGGAATGCAGTTGCACCTCTATACATGTCTCCCATGAATACATTGTGACTATCTCTTGTGAATAGGATGGGTGGGGTCTGTACATAGTGACCTATATTAAAACCTTCGTACTGACTCCTACCGTGACGAATCCCCTTCTTGTCATTGTTGTCTTCTTTATTTGATTTGATTCTGACAGGTTCATCTTCGTCAGACAATGCGAAATCAACCGAGACGTTCTTATCTAGGTTGACTTCTACATTCACATCTTTTTCAGGAGCGGGACTTTGACCAATGAACTCTTCGCCATTTATTTCATACGCTTCTCCTTGAACTGGAGGGGATATATCATATCCGGGAGGTAATACTCCTGATACATTTACAGGAGAGTCAGGTAATAACCCTACTACATTCAAGGGTATATCCTTTTTAGTTTCTTCAAGTTCTTCTTTATCTTTCTTCCAATCATCGAGCGTCCATTTCTTTCGCTCTGACATTTATTCTCCTATCCACTTATTATTTTTTCTAAGATTATCCTCAGTAAGAAGAGGTTGTAAATTATCTAGGGACCAACATTGTTGAAACTCTTCGTCTTCATTTGAATTAAATTTAAACCACGACTTTGGTTTTATATGATCAATATGCCAAACTCTACCATGATTTTCCCAATTCATTTCATCTGTAAACATACTCTCTAAATGAGATTTTAACTCATCAATAGTATAGCCGACCAAACTTTCCCAATGTCTTCCACCCTTATTCTTTTTAAGAGCTTTGAGAATATTATTACCCATTAAAATGTTTAAACGAAATCTAATATCTTCACGATATCGTTTATTTAAATAACCCCTCATATATTCACGATGCTTCTTTTTATATTCTTCTGTGGATCTATATTCTTTTTTATATAGTTTACCTTTATCAGTTTTATAATATCTCTTAACTGCCTCTCTTCGATATTCTTTATATTCTTCATCATTCTTATGTTCATAATAGTATTCCATAGAACTCTTTGAACGAGATTCTCGATGTTTCTTATAAGACTCTCTATCCGAAATACTTTTACATTCTTTACAATACGGGAACAGTCCGTCTTTTCGTGTCTTATCTTTGTTAAACTCAGAGAAATCTTTTTTCATGTTACACTTTTTACACACCTTTAACATTGTAATCTCCTTTACAATATTTAGGGTATAATCATTAGAAATTATTAACTTTATTCATAATCTCGAAAAACTAAACCGACTGGGAAGCGAGGAATATTATCATCTGTCATTTCAAAATACCTCACAGTGATCATTTTTCCTATATATTTCTCTCCATTTTCAAACCAATTTCTTCGCTCTTGTTCGGTTCCTCTAGGTCTAACATTAAACTCTTTATCTTCTTTAGTTTTGCACGTCCAAATAACTGTTCCCTTGGCTCGACCCACTCCTTCGGTAAACGAAACCACTTCAAACTCGTCATCGAGAAAATGTTTATACTTCTGGAGATCCTTGGAGCGTTTGTTAACTCCATAAATACCTTTGATATTTCTTAAAATAATCCCCTCGTGCCCCTCTTGAACAAATACATCGTGAAGCTCTTTCATTGCTTTCTCATCTCTGACAGTGAAGTTCTCAGTCAACTTGAGGTGAGCGAAGTTTGTTCTACGCTTGAGAAGATTGTCAAGGAAGTTGTAGCGAGTCATGAAAGCAGCGGTAGGATTATCTGGGAAGATGCAATCGTAAAGACGGAACATGATCTGTCTTGAATCCCCTTCATCACCTTCCTTCAAGGTAACTCTCTTGACAAGACCTACAGTTCTCTGGAAGGTCAATGTCTCTGAGTAAAGTTCACCATCAAGGATAAGTTCTCCGGTGGTGGATTCAATAAGAGTCTTGACTTGATCGTGAAGATGTTCCATATGAGGGAACACTTTTCCTTTGCGAGATTTAAGAACTACCTTACCATTCTCAACAGTAGCAAGACAACGGACTCCATCAAACTTTCTCTGAGCGATACAAGGGAACTTAATATCCTTACCACGCTTATCATAGGAGTGTGCAAGCATAGGAAGATAAAGAACTTTGTCAACATCATCCATCGAATCGACGTATCCCTTGTCGAGTTGTTTCTTATACTTACTCTCTGCTTGCGCAATTGCCTGTTCAAGTGCTGTAGTCTCGTTCTCTTTCCCGGCGTTCTTACCTTCTTCAATCACTTTAAGGTCTTCCTGTTTCTTACCGTCAGAATAACCGTGGGTGATTTTAATTACACCAGAACCTTTATTAGATTCTTCAACGATAAGTTCCCACTCAGAAATCTTTCCAGTGGAGGATTTCTTATACAACTTTGGAAATGTCTTTGTCATCATACTCTCCCTGTGTTCATCAAAAATTAATTACAAATATTCTTCAATGTGCTTTCAAGATCCTTGATTGATTCTGAAAGTTCCTCTAGGCTATCGTTACGATAACAAGAGACTACTTCTAAAGCGATGTTGCGGAGGTCATCAAAGTCTTCTCTCAAGTTATCAATACAGACTTGTGAGTCTGCAGCGAGGGTGGAGTCAGGAGTGTAAGTATTATCAACTTTCATGTTAGCAACATAATCTTCTGGGTCTGTGAATTCGTCATGAAATACAAATGCATGTACACCAGTTGGAAGTCTCATAGAAGTCTTAACATAACTGTTCTTGACAAGGACACCATCTTTATCGTCAAGAAGAGCGTGAACAAAGTCTCTACTATCGTCGTGGGCAAAATCATATTTGATATACTCACGAATCGCTTTAGTGATATCATATGCTGTGAATTGTTCTTCCATTGCAATCTTCAAAGCAACCTCTTTGTTAACAATGTTCTTCAGTGATTCAAGTCCAAGTCCCATTTGATTCTCCTTCGTGTCTTCTGGTGGATAAGGTTCAATGCTGAAAAAGTTATGAACCATCCTCGGTTTATAATATCTATCAAGTATTACATACATTATAACTGATCCTTATAAGAATGTCAAGAGTTTATTTAAATTCTATAAGATATTTCGGGCGGCATTGAAACGATTTATATACAATCATTTCGTTGTTTCTTACCCCAGAATTCCCTGCTTTTGCGAAGCAAGAATCATATCCGCTTGGAATACTTTTTATACCTCCAGACGGTGTATAAGATTTCCCCATTGCCACATCGAATAGAAACATAAAGCAGTGATTGTTTCTATTGCCTGACCAGTATCCATAAGAATAATTTAGACTCTTGGTTGACTGATCACTAAAATAAAGACCATCTCCATAGAGTCTTCCAGTGCAATGCGAGGCAGACGAAGGTGGGATATGCATTCCCTTTGCAAGGATTGAAAGTATATTACCAATTCTGGTTCCGTGCCAAAGCTCTTGAACATTTCCTATATTCTCACCTTTGATTTCAAATTGTTTATTCATATCTTTGTGTTCAACAGAGAAAATTCTTTGCATCGAAAGGTGGTGACAAACGTGTTGTGATCTCTTAGTGCTTCCGTAGAACTTAACAAGCCTATCAAATTCTTTTTTATCATTCATAAGAGACAGTGTTACGCCAAAGTCTTCCACCTCATCCTTATCATCAGGAGTATCTTTAGGAGTCAATACAATATCAAGACTAGCTTGAAGTGAATCTAGAATCGAATTATGTTCTTCTAACTTATCAAGAGTAGGACAGATTGTTTGAAGTGTTGGTCTTTTTCTCCTACCTATATTCTGGGGGATGATCATCATGAACTCTTCGGCAATCTTATCACCCTCCTTACCAAATTTCTTTTTCTCTACCAAGTCTTTCATTTTTGAAAGCACAACTCTGGCTGAGTCGATACTATTCTGTCCTACAACTCCCAGAGGAGTAGAGAAGAGTCCTGTATGCTCATCGTATGTCAGAGTTGTACCACTGGTAATGTTATGAATATTCTCTCTGTCGAGAAGTGAGATAAGGGATTCAACTTCAGTATCACCTTTGGCGATTGTCTTCCAAGCTGATCTGCCTACGGACTTCGCTCCATTAGAAGACGAAACCTTTCCGATAATCTCTACCTCTTTGTACTGCGAGTCTCTTCCCTTCCCATCCTTCCTCGCTTTACCTTTTTCTTTTTTCTTGATTAACTGATTTGCTTTCTTCAATGCTGTAGCTTCATTACCAAAATCCTTTGTTGTACTTGCTCCGGGATCTCCAACTCTTCCGTACTCGGTTTCCATTCTACCATCGGTGAAAACTTTTACAGACCAATATTTATTGTGACCAATTTTTCCATACCCTGAGTCAGTACAAACAAACATTTTATCAAGAACAATATCTGACATTCTTTATCTCCTGCCGGGAACCAAGATCTTTTTCTGCTCTGCTTCAAACTGCTCTTTTATAGCATCGACAATCTTCTTTGCTTCCTTCGGTGCTTCCGTTGCTCTTGCCTCTTCGAACTTAGCAAATGCATCTCGAATATCAACTGCACCAAAGATTCCGAAACGAATCGGTTGTTCAATTGTACCTTGAGGAGTTTGGATTCCTATGAGCGCATGACCGGCGAACATACTTGAATCTTCGATATCAATCGCTTCGTCTGCTGTGACCATACGGATTTCCATCTCCTCACCTTCACCAACCGTTTCTGTATATACCGTTTGCTTGCGAATCATTTTATCCCCTGTAGCAACATTTCTTAGACTTCTCCCCGGACTTACAAGGACAGGGAGCATTTCTTTTAGGTTTCTTCATAAGACCTACAGAAGAAATCTTTACACCAAGTTCCTTCTCAGCACGTTTGATATAGTCTCCAGTCGGTTCATCCTTCTCCATCTTAGGGAAAACAATCTGCTTTAGTTCACCCTTCGAAGGTTTGTTTCTTGAGCGACAGAGATTATAAAATCCCATACGGTCACGAAGAGGATCGTTACGATTCTTTTCTTCTTCCTCTTCCTCAGTAACTTCTTTAACAACTACTTCTGCTTCATTCATTTCTTTCCCCTTTGGTTGCATGAAGGTATGAAAGTTCTATACCTTCAAGATTGTATATGTAATATCCATAACTAGATTTTACAGTTGTTGTTATTGTCTTATTTGGTTCGAGAACTTTAATCCACTCGGTGAATTCTCCTTTACCTATCGAAATACATTTAACTCTGATCTGCTTGCATGATATATTTTTGACATAACCAACTGTGCCTAGATGATTATCATTTGCATATACTTCAATATACTGATTACTTCCCACAACTGGGTCGGGATAATATGTCTCGTAAAACATAGCACCACAACACGACATAACTATAAATACGAAAAGCGTTGATATCACCCATCCAAATTTGTCCACTTGGTTCTCCTAAAATGTTCCGTCAATAATGTCAAGGAAGTTTTCACGAACCAATTCCTTAACGTGATTATTAAGATTGACCTGAATAACTTTTGCTCTCTTCTTCTCAAGAGCATCCCACGCTTCTCCATGATCCTTTCTAAAGTCTTCCATTACATCCTTCATAAACATTCCCTGCAACTTACCAAACATCTTATCTGTAATCTCTCCTATCTTTGAGATAACATTACAGAGTCTATTCTTAGTCACGTAAGCAAGAGCAGTCTGGTAGAGAGCGTCTTCCTCTTCAGACATAGAGATATCAACTGGAACCCTTTCCTTCTTAGGTCTGCTCTCGTTTGCAATCTCTGCGAACTTCTCATTCTTATTCTTGAGAATCACACGACTACCAGATCCGAAATACTTTGCGACTATGGGTTTGATTACAACTCCCTCGCAAATGTTATTCTCAATCTTTGGGAGTCCGAATGCTGCCGGGAGGGTTGTTTGGAATTCGTTAGGGTATGCGAGACATTCTTCAAGTATACCTCTGAAAAGACTCTTTGCATGGATGAAACCAACCTGCTCCATCAACTCTTCAAAGACTTCTATATTAATGATTCCACCATTCACTTTCATATCAAACGCATAGAAAGTATTGAATGGGGAATAGTATACACCCCTCTGTACCTTTGTTGCTCCTGCTACAGGCGCAACATCATCGTGTGGATACGTACCTCCGAAGAGTTCTCCGTAGAGAATTATCTCCAACTTGTCAGGTTCAATGTCATATAGTTCTGTAGTGAATACGAAAAGAAGTTTCAACCGATCAAGATGCTCGTCGAGAACATCTTCGAAGTTGAAGAAGTTCTGACCAACGCCGAGGAAACTTGATCTCTTTGCTGCTTTGATTTCGGATGAGGTTATGTAGAGTGAGAAGTTTGAACAGTGAATCTTTTCGGATACTGTCCAAACTGTGTGAGCGTCATTAAGACCTTGCTCAGTGATAGCATTAATAGTTTTAGTACGACTGACATTTTCAATTGAACTATACTTTTTGAATTCGATTACCATTTCTCTTCTCTCCTAACTTGGTCAGAGTGACAAAGCGATTCTACATACTTCCAATACTGACCACAGAAAATCTTCTTAGCAAAATCATCTCGCATATGCCTGTCAAACCAACCTTCTGGATATCCCCTTTGTCTACCGGAGAAATACCCATATTGATACACGGCATGACCACCGAGAGCAGACAATGCCAGTACAAGCACGAGGAATAGAGGTAGTAATGTTATCCAGAACCTATAGCAACGTATTTGCATATCATCTCCCATAAAGGTTAATTGCTATATTATATCTGAATCTGGCGGGATTGTCAAGGGTTTTTAAGATTTTATTGTGTTAAAATCCATTATAAAATTCATCTAACTTGCTCTTACCTTTGAGGTTATAGCCTAATTTGTTGAGGGCAATAAGAATTCTGTTGTGTTCATCCTTGCTTATTGAGGGTACTTTGTTCCAGTGCCACTCAGCAAAGATTTTTATAACGTGCTTCTTGAGGAGTCCTGAGGTAATCAGTGCATCAAAGATCCTGTATTCAGCACCTTCAACGTCAATCTTCATTACGACCTGATCATTATCCTTGAAGTTGGTTCTAAAGAAATGATTCACATCCCAACACATTACTTCCACTTTCTTATTAGTTCTCATAGTCTTGTCCGAGAAGAGTGAGGAACCTAGTTGATGATTACCTTTGCTTGTATCCTCATAAAATGTTATCGTCTTTTTCAGAACACTCAGACTATCCAAAGCTATATTATAAACCTTTATGTTCTTATCTTTATATGCACTACATCTACCAATAGCTTTTTCACATAATGATGTTACAGGTTCGATTCCAATGAACCTATCGAAGTGAGGATAAGTTTTGATACCCATCTCTAATGTCTGCCCATTATGGACACCGAGATCTAAAAATATCTTTGCCATTACTTCTCCAACTTAAATTTGAATGCGTCTATATCTCTCTTCCAATGTTTATAGATATAGTCTTGAGCATTTGCATTACTCTTGTAGTGTTCACTCCAATGAATACCCGTCGAGTGTTTCTTATGTTGAGACGCAGCAGAAGAGTTCTGTACAGTCAGAGGGATCGGTTTGATTTCAATGTGGGTACATATCTCATCGAAATCTTTCTGGAGGTTCTCGAAGTGACCTACGAAGTCCAAAAGAATATATCCATCCTTACTACAGATGAATGAATGCTGTGAGCGTATGTCTGAACACTCATCATGTCTTCTACCCTGAGGAGATCTGTAATACTTCACAGCGAACTTGAAATCATCCATTGTCATAATTTTATTCTTAGGCATAGGTCGCATACCGATCTTTACCCAGAAGAAGAATGAGGATACAACCCAACTGTATGTGTTACGCACAAAGGTAAACTTGAATGACTTGTTCCAAACATCTGCAGAGATTGCTCGTTTGATATGTCTTGCAGGCATATGCTTGTTAAACTTTCTCCAATCACCTTTGTTCTTCTTGGCAGGTTCAAAGTAATCAAGACCGGGGATCTTTACAAGCGCACCCTTGACAGCACCAGTGGCGTTCCTACCACCGGATACGTAGATAAATTTATGAGACTTCGATACCATTGCCATTAGATTCTCTCCTATGTTTAACTATAAATATATAACGGACTCCGTGGTTGAGAACTCGAATAGGTTTCATCTCTTCAAGACAATACTTCTTCTCAATCAAATCTTTATACTCAGGTCTATTCGCACCGAAGAGATCATCGCTTCCTTCTCGGAGGAAACTTTCGTTGTGTGTTTTCATCCAGATAAGAAATAACCTTCCTGTATCTTTAACACAACTCATCCACTGGTCAATAGCCATTGCAGGGTCATAAGAATGATCTAGTGAGTTTGTCATAATAAAATCAACGCTACCCAACCACTCAGGTTTAATCTTATGGAAGTCGTGTTGGATAACATGTTCAAACTCTACTGCTGTCGATGATATGTCTGTCCCGATAATATCTATGTCAAGAGATTTTCGAAGTTCACAAACTTCCCAACCATTTCGTACACCGTGGCAGATCCCAAACGTTGCCTCTGGGATATTCTTTTTAACATACTTCGTAACGAAATCAATCTCTTCATTCTTAATACCGTGAAGATTTTTATTCTTCTTCAACTTCGCTTTATTACCTTTGGTCTGAAGTTTAACATACTCTTTATATGAATCCACCTTTAGTTGCTTCACGATGCTTTCTCCTGTGAGTTATACAAATCGTTGTGCTGTTTAAAGAGTTCCATCCTTCCTACAGTTTTCAACTTGATCGGGTGCCATGCCGGATGCTGACCTTGATATCTCTCATTGAATTCGAATATAGGAAGACCTAATTGTTGCACACCAAATCTAGCTAGAATTATATTATAGCAAGCGTCAAAGTCTTGCGGTTTAAAATCTTCATCGTTAAACTGTTTGATAGAATCTAGCGATTCCTTTGTTGTCATATTGCATCCACCACGAATATATCCTCCGTGACGACCAAACCACTTTATAACGTATGAACCTGTTGCTTTTTTCAGATTACCAACCAGAACTTTTCTCCCCACAATATACTTACCCATTTCAATTAATCTCTCAACATCAAATATAATACAATCCATATCTAATCTGAACGCAATGTTATAGTTTATATTCCTATGGTTGATATACTCTAGGAATAATTTCAGCTTATGTGGAAATGAGTTCTTCTTCGAATCAATAAATATACATTCAGGAAGATGCTTTTCAATTGCTGCTTGGTTCAACCCAGACGATATAACAACTAGAGGATACTTGCGGTTGATATCTTTTATAGAGTCATTCGCTTCTAGATACTCAGAGATACATTTGTCAATCATTAAAAAGAATAATGGCTTTACCTCACCCTTGTACTTTGTTAAGGGGAGGTTTGCTTCAATGAGTATCTGATTGACTCTCTTATAAATAGCGTGGTTCTTTTGTGACCGTTCCTTTATATTTAGATTGACAACGGGGATTTTCATATTTCGAATCACTCTTGCTTTGTGAGACATACTTTCTAGACAGTCGGAGGATACCCATATCTGTTCAGGACTGTACTGTTTGATATCATTGAGTATGTTTCTTATCCCCGTTACATTCAAGAAGATTGGATTATAAAATCTACCAACCACTTCATCATAGATCGCTCTCGAAGTTACTCCTTTAGGTTTTGCGTAGTATAGTATAGACACAACTCTATTTCCTATTGGTCGGACATTATCTATCCACGACTTACCAAAGTCTCTGTGAACAATGTGGTAGTCTAATCCGAGAGACTTACACTGCTTTGTTAATCTTATTGAGTGGTCATAAAAAATACTTCTTACTCGCTACGTCATGATAGAAACTTACTATCTTCATTTGATTTCTCCAAACGGACAAGACTTTATGAGAGGTTCTAAATCTATATCGACTTCGTAATTATCAAAACCGTTAAGGATACTACTCAGACGAGTTTCTTCTGATACAGTTCTTAGAAAACAGAATCTATTTACAGAAGCATAGTAGTCAGCGAACTTAAAACCCTTACCCTTAACCTTCTCTGATAAACTTATCCAGTGTGAAGGAACATTGTAAGCGTCTCCAATTACAACTCCGTGAAGCGAACTGGATAGGATTATGTTACAACTCAATACATCGTTAATCATTTCTTTAAAGTTCTTATGTTGTATATCTATTACCTTAACATTTTTGTTTTTAGAAACTTTCTTAACCCACAAAGAATCTTTATCAGCATAGTGTGGGATAATTCCTACCTCATATTTCTTTTCTACAGTAGGATTATATATGCGAGGGAAAAGTAAGACAGGATCTCCGTAAACTTCTGGAGTAACTATCCTATGTTCCTTCAGCATGAGATGAGTCCTCGGACCCCTCACAGCATAGAATACTTTTGGCTTGCGGATTGGTATGGCGTTGTATGATATCAACCCTGAACCCCAGACTTCGCAATTCTTATCTGCGTGGTGGAGAACGCTCCCAGAAACCATATACCTTTTCACTTTCCTATTCAATGTGAATTGAGAAGGTTTCCCAGTGAGCGAGGTTACAAGAAATGGATTTACAGTATCGCCAAAGTTTCTGACAGTCTTGATCCACTTAGCAGCATAAAGATTAATCATGGTGTATCCTAAAACAAATTGTCTGTATTCTTCTTGTATTTTTTTGATACGGTGATAGCAGAAAGATCTATCGCCACGAATTCATTACTGGTTTTCTGTACGATAAAATTCAATAGCTTTTCTTTCCACCTATCCCTTATCTCTTGAAACTTAAGTGAGTATCCATTCAATCCTGAAAGCATTGGAGGAAACTTTGCTGTGTATCGAAATGGACAATGACCTTTCCAGTAACCATGAAGGGGAACAGAATGAATCATAACTCCACCCACTGTGGTCATATCGTGTATGTTTCTGAATACCTGTGTCTGATCTTCAACGTGTTCAGTTGTACCAAAGTTCGTAACCATATTGAACTTGTTCTTATACTTGTCAGGGATTGGTTTGCATAGATCTACAGCAATCGCTCCATCCTTACCATTGATATCAAAACTTGTATGCTTAGAACCTTTCTTCTTGAACCACGACTTTGCTGTACATTTTAATTGGCGAATATTTATATTACCAAGTTCACCAACCCAAACATCCTTGAACGTTACTCCAAGAAATTTTACTCCTTGTGGTATAAGATCTATATTAGCAGGACTAATTGCCATCGTATTTTAACCTCCTAAAGTCTTCCTCGTAAACTTTGTGAACTACCTTCATACTCTCATCGTCATAATAATTTCTCCAACTCTTCCTCTTTGTCTTCCGCTGTACTGGTAGAGGCATAGGTGATAACTTATATTCCTTAAGGAATCTATTCCAATCTCCCTCAAGTGATTCATATCGAATGAGAAAATTGTAGAGTTTCTTCTCTCCATTATACAACCATCTCGTATGAGGATGAAAGAATTGATTCTTCTCGAATATCTTGGGGAGATCAATTGCGAAGTCCCTGAAGGATGGATAATCGAAAACATACTTCAACTCTTTATTCCTCTTATCCTTTTTGAACTGGACAATGTATTGATATGCACTGACCAATCTATCAAAAGGATTACGGACAGAGGCAAGCACTATTGCTTTCTTTTTCACTTCTGCTGTGTACTGTCTAAGTATTGCAGGAGTTTGGTCGTGACCATGTGGTTTAAGGGTTAAGAGATTCTTATTCCTCATAAACTTAAGTGCCGCTTCAATAGAAGTCGTAGCAGTCTTTGGTATTCGTACTTGTATTATTCTTAGCATAGGATCGATTTAGTTACCTTTGAGATATACTTTCCGATAGACTCAGGAGAGAAGTAGTCTCTCCAACAGAGTTTCATTTTATTGTGTACCCTTTGTAACTTCTCATCTGTATAAGAATCCAGAATACCTCCCAGTTCATTCCAGTTAGTTACGTAGGATGCAGGGCAGTTCTTAAATGATCTTACCTTCATAGGGTGAGGGCAAGCGACAATAGCACTAGCAACCTTAACTGCCTCAGAGAATCGGAGACACTCAGCACGAACCATTCCCTTAGGACTCAAAACAATCTTAGCGTCTTTCATATACTCTGAATACTTTTTGATTCCCATACCACCCTTAACTCCCATGAATCTCTGACCAGAATCAATCAGGAGACAATTCTTGGAGGGGTTTCTATCTCTCCACTGCAAAGCGTTTGTCCACATATCTTTTCTCTTGCAGGTTCTACCAATGAATACTACATCATATTTTCTCTTGAGTATCGGTATAGCATCTGTTGCATTGAATCCCTGTACGTATGTGAGAGGAATATGATAGACATTCCCTACATTGTTAGCGTTCAGATGATGTTTGAATACAAGACCAACCTTGTCCTTATACTTCGGAGGGATTGCTCTCTCATTACCTGCAGTCAGTATGGCGATAACGTTTCTTCCGTAGCTAGGAAGTTCGTTATAATTATGAGATGCATAGATAGTCTTACCTTCAAATACTTTTGGATCGAAGTGCTTGTACATAATGTTAAAGTATTCATGCTCAATGAAATGCTTGGGTAATAGATTTACAATATTCATATGCTCTCCTACTTATGTTTGATATAAGTTCCCTCTGGAACTTTGTTGGACCTGAATTTATTATGCAGCGGAGGACCACTAAAGATTTTACTCGGAGTTCTAGATGCAGCGAAATTGAAGACAGGCATATTCGCATTATATCTTGGATGTATCTTATCGAAAATAGATTTCATATCTATCAAGAGATTGAGAATATGCTTTCGCTTACCTCCGATGATTCCTGCATTGTATATTACTTGACCGGGATGATACCCACCAGTAATCAATTGCAACTTCATCTCTCTACACTTCCTAACCATCCATCTCGAACTTGACTTACTCATCAACTCTTCACCAAAGAATAAATCATGTTCAGGATTCTTCTCCATAAGTTTAAATGGATTAGCACAGAACCTAACATCGAAAAGGTCTGTGAAGAATACTCTCTCAACCTTAGGATGACATACTAGATACTCGTGGTACGCATAGAATCTTTCATCATTATAAGAAGGTCTGTGTTTCTTTTCCCAGTTAAAGAATGATATCTTCTCTGTTGAAAACTTCTTGATGAATTCCGGGGAGCATTCATTGTGTAAGATAACTCCGTTGAGATTGCATTTCTTAACACTCTCATACCAATTCTTCATTTGGTTATAGTCATTGGGTTTCGCTCCACCCTTACCACCATTGGAGGAATCGTGTTGATGAAACTTAAGTCTCTTCGTGAGGTATGGTCCGAAAACTACGTTAGCCAATTCCACTTCCCCTTATTAAGGCTACGGATTTCACATTGTCTGTTTCGCTTTCTGAAATCCTTAGTTCTTATTTCGTGATTGTAATGTATGAGACAGAATTTATTCCAGTTCTTAAAAGGAATCTTCCCAAACTTTGCTGCTCGTCTTCTCCAATCGTCATCCTCTTTACCCCATTCAATCATATCTTCGTTGTATCCACCAGTATCCATCCAATACTTTCCCTGCAACCCATTCCAACAACCGTTTGCTGCTTCCCACTTAAACGACATATACTTCTTCCAATCCATTGAACTGTAATCGGAAGGAAGATTAGGAAGATCTACAGGGTCGATACGTCTGTGGCAATTATAGAAACAGATACGCTTACTCATTGCAATCTCGTATGTCTTGTCTATAAGTCCCGGAGGAACTATCAGATCAATATCTGCTTGAATGATTACATCGTATCCCAAAGGGACTAACTTTTTTATTCCCTTGTTAAGAAGTTTCGACTTGTTAAATGGTTGTTTCTTCTTCCGAGGTTTCTTTGCTCCAAGAAGATACACATCACATGATACTGAAGGGTTCGACAAGCGAATACTTTCTGAGAATCTATTCCTAGTTTCCAGTGGGATGTTTTGTGCCACTGCCATTATTGCTACCTTCTTCATACTACACTCCTATTTTTTATGAAGATCGCCGGTTAACCAATTTGTTTTATCGGAGTACATATTGCCAAGTTTAAAATTCTCTTGCGCTCTGCGCTTTGTTCTTCGTGGGTGACTGATATGAACTAGACCAAGATCTTTGCAGTTGATCCACCGAATACCAAGTCTTCTGGATCGGTTGTAGAACTCCGTGTCTTCACTACCCCAAGCAAACATATCTTCGTTGTACCCTCTACTCTTTGCCCAAGTATTACTTAACATACCATTCCAACAACCAGAACAGAAGGATGATTTAAGATTAACCCACCTGTACCAAGGATAATCTTTATATGCCTTTCCTTTGACTTCCTCTGGTTCAATGTATCTCAAGTGATGATGGAATCCATTGTTAGGTTGATTCATTAACGCTCTGTAAGTTCTGTCAATTAGAAGGGGAGGAATTAGTAAATCGATATCAGTCTGGATAATAACTTTGTATAGCGGCATACATTTTCTGATAAGGTGATTTATAATTCTCGTCTTGTAAAACTTCTTATCCTTACCTTGCCCGATCATGATATCGACTGAGTGTTTAGGATTAGACTTTACAATGCTATCCTTGAACCGATCAACCCACGCAGGATCGATTCCTTTTGCTGCTACGATTATGGCTATATCTTTCTTCTTCTTCTTCTTCTTCTTCTTCACTTGTTACCCCTAAAAGAATAAATCTTAATCTTAGTTGAACCAACATTGTTGTTACGATTCTTTAGCCAATTGTAATCACGAGGATACTTTCTAGCAATACTTAAATTCTTCTTACCTTGCTTCTTAACCTTTCTTCTCGGATGATTTACGTGATCTAATACAAACTTACTTGTGATATACCACCTGATATTTTTCTTCCTTGTTCTCATATAGAACTCTGAGTCAGGACCACCTAAGAGAGAAATCGCTTCACAGAATCCACCAGACTCGCTCCACATTCTAGAACATAGACCGTTCCAAGATCCCGATGCTGCCCTGACTTGCCTCTGTTGAATTTTATTCCAAGGTATATCTTTGTAGAGTTTATCTTTAAGTTCCTTAGGTTCAATCAAATAATAATTGCAGTGGTAGCAATCGTTGGATCGTAGACAGTATCTATACGTATCAGTAATCAATCGAGGTGGAACTAGCATATCAATATCAGTCTGTACCAATACTTCGTACTTACCTTTATACGAGCGGAGCATATCATTCAAGATAACAGTCTTGTGAAACTTCTGTTCAGGTTCTCTATGGTTCCCAACTATAACATCGAAAGGTAAAACCTTTTCAGACTTCTCACATGCCCAGAGGAATCGTTTAAGGACATCCTTCGAGACATTGTTAGCGACAACCATAATGGCTATCTTAGGAGATGATCTTCCAGTTTCCATATTCTTTTATGACTTTCGTTTGGTATTTACCGTGACTTTTATTCTTACTCTTACGATAGATAGAAGTAGTCTGCGGGGCAGTAGCACAATCATTTACCCAACGCATAGGTCGTGATATTAAAATGAAAGGAACTCTTTGCTTCTGACCTTCAATTGCAAACCAAATGTCTGCCATGTTTTCCACAGGGAAAGACTTTCTAGATATCTTTAGAGTGCTAGTGTGGAATGCTGCTGTGCCTGTACCGATGATATGAACATTCTTTTCCTTAGCAAGTGCTGCTCTATAATTGGTCAGACTGCGGGAACGATAGTAGTTCCACATGTTTCTCGTATTGAGAACACAACCATGAACCCCTATGACTGCACGTTGCCTGTAATGATCAACCGCTCTCATCATTCTCTGTGCATAATTTGGAGGATAGACTAGATCGTCATCGACAGTAAAGTAGTATCCGTCTACCTTGTCTACGAAATGAAACTTACCAATGTCTCCACACTCACCTTCCTTCTCTGCCATAATAACTTTTATCTTTGGATGAATGAGAATCTTAGGAACGTCTGTATACTTATTCAGGTATACAAAAAGTTTAGTACACTGCGGTAGAATATTAGGAATGACTTCCTTAAGACATTTCTTTCGAGGAGGATACGTTGCCATTCCGAAATAAACTTTAGCCATTTTTACGAACTCCATAATTTTTGTCAGTGAAAGGTTTTGTTATGAGAGGATTCTTTGCACGTTCTTTAGGATTCATTTTTGAATTATGCTCGTCATGCTTGACTAGAGATTGAGTTGTGAGAAACAAATGATAGCCAAGTGATGTGAGTCTCCTACTTATATCACTTCCGGTTCCACTAGATACGCAAGGATTTCTCCATCTCGAATCTGGTGGTTTATTGAGTCTGTACCTGAGTGCTGAGAAGAAATTGATAGTTGTGAAGAAATCCATATCAACCCACTGAGATTTATATACGCTGATACCTCCGTGCTGCTCAAGGACAGGTCTGGTATTAGTCCAAACCTCTTTACCCTCTCTACTATCCAGACGGAAGTTCAAACAAACCTTTCGTACATCAGTTATACTTTCCCAGATATTGCAGCAGCGATCAAAGAATCCATTAACCAATCTACCGTCGTCATCTATCTTAACGTAGTAATCGTATCCAGAATTCTCTTTGATTTCATTCATAGCGTAGGTGCAGAGTTTCCAATACTTTTTCTTGCCGTGGTTTTGATCCATTTTATGATATTCGATATTCAACTTCCCGGCGAAGGAATCCAGAGTTGTATCGTAATCTTCTGTACTAGCATCATCAACAACCAGAACTTTTATCTTGTGATCTCGTTTGTTCTTATAAATATCACCCAGTAAACATTTGAGATCCTCTGGACGGTTAAAAGTATTAACCCAAACAAAGATAGAACGGTTTGGATCTTTCTTAGAGAACTGCTTCATGTTTACTTTAGGTACTCTATAATTTGTTCGAGTCGGAAGTGGACCGCTTCCTCTAACAAGGTTTCCTGCACCATCAACGAGATAAGCAGACTTATCTTTTTTTCTCATTCGCTTTGGTCTAGTGCGCTTCATAGTTTCTTATTCCTATACTTCCTCGACGCTTGAGTATGTACTACAACAGGTTCTCCTTCGAGAGGAGGGATGTTCGGTGCGAGTCTCCTTAACGAATCATCGAAGATGTAACAGTAAGAATACGGAAGGGATCTATATTTTATATCGTACTTCTTGTAACCTTCTCGCTTGATTAACTTCCTAAGACAATGCTGATCTCCGATTCGATCCATGCATTGCCGACATTCTAATCTCCAATCATGTATGAACTCTCGAACCTTAGGAACGTTTCTCATAAAGATAGTACCAGAAGTTACCCGCTTCTGACTTCCCATTTGGAATACAGAGAAGTCTATACCATCATTTTCATACTCGTCAAAGATATGTGGATAAGATTTTATTCTTGCGTCTGCATCTATCCATACGATATTGCTAGAACTGAAACAATCCAACGCTACGGAGATTTGAGTAGGTTTAATCATCGTGTTCTCTACCCACTCACCTGTAGAGGGGACTGCGAATTTTTCGAATGCTATCTTGAGTCTCTCGCAATCTCGTTGAAGATTATCTGCTTCTTGTTCGTAAGGAGTGTTCTCGGTATAGTATGTAAAGATTCTGAAACTCACTACCTCTCCTTGGTTATTATTGGATGTTTCTTTCTTTCTTCTACGTTCATCATCGATTCGTGATCTCCATGAAGTACCAGAGAGTTGGCAGATTGATATAGGTTATATCCGTGCTTGGTGAGGTATCTAGTTAACCATAACCCTACACCACTAGACGCTTTACCTGCCTTGCATCGTTCAATAGTATACGGAAACGTGTTCAGATTGAATACGAAATTCATATCAACCCATTGTGTCCTAAAGTATTTATCACGCTCACCTTGAATTTCGACAGAATGACCCCGAAGTGTCCTACCTCTCTGTCTCGGAGCGGATAAAATATCAATAGTTGCCCAGTTTGGGTCATTTATTTCAGAAACTAATCTCTCAATCGTAGGAAAAAATCCTACAGATAATCTCATATCGTCGTCTGTTTTGATATAATAGTCGTACTTTGGCATGGATTTAATCTTATTGATACCAAACGCAATCAGTTTCCAGTATTCTTCCTTACCGTAATTCTTATTCGTCTTCCAATAGTAATCGACTTGAGACTTAACCTCTGAGTAATCTTGGTCGCTGCTATCATTTATAACCATAATGTCTACAGTATCTCTTCTCTGCTGATAAAGGATACTGTCAATAAGGAATAGAAGCATCTCCTTTCGATTGTAACTGTTTACCCATACTAGAAACTTAGCCATATGGAATGTAGATCCTTTCACCTGCTCGGGTGCGGAGGTTATTTAAGATAGCAGTATTTCTAGTATATGATTCCAACCTCTGAGCAGTGGGGGTACAACATAACTCATCGTGAACTTTCATATAATCATTTGAACCAACTATATCGTGGATACCTTCTGGCTGTATTCCTGAATCCGAAACTCGGAATGACCAATCCCAGTGAGACTTTCCATACGACTCGAAGAGTTTAGCGTCGAAGTATCCTACAGTCTCAAATGCTGTCTGGTCATAGGCGAGTACAGCACCCTGAGGATAATTCTGAATCGTTTTTATGGTACAACCTTTGTGATTCCAGATCTCTTCAGGTCGTTTCTTGGTTGCTGCTCCCCACAAACCCTCTTGTTGGAAACAGAAGTGGTGGAATCCTGTCCTCATCATTGCGATAGGATAAAGGAACATCCAATTTCTCTTTATCATTTCAACGTCATTGTTAAGTATAATCTTATACTTGTATGGTTGCAACGCTCTCATTGCTTGATTAGTATTTTTTGCTACTCCAATTCTTTCGCCTGTATCACAATACTGAACCCAATCCTTTTGACAAGCAGAGAGAACCTGTGGTTTGTATCGAGGTTCTGAATCATCCATTACAAATAGTTTCCATCCTGAAACCGGCGTTCTCTTCTCTATTGAATTGATAAGACGCTTAGTACACTCTGGTCTATTGGTACTAAGAATTGCTACTCCAATATCACCTATCGATAGTTTCATCCTTTACCCCTTCCTTTACGTGCTTCATTTATTGGTATACCTATGAGGACATTTGGAGTAGAAAGTATCTTCATTGCCATTCCCTTACACTCAGGGTTCTGACATTGAGTAGAAGGATCTGGTTCTCCAAATGGGAAACGCTCCTCTGTAATTCGATTACAAGAGGAGCAAAGATATTGATACACTACTGTTTGTCTTGGGTTACTTTCGAAGTATTGTGATAGTCCTGAGTTGTCTACCCCATTCCCTTGCTTCTTGGTGTGTTCTGAATCTGACATCGATCTTGTCTCCCTTAATTGCTCCACCTACATCGTCGGCAATAACTGTACCATAACCGGGAATACAAACTGTGCTTCCCAGAGGAATAACTTTCGGATCTACTGCAACTCCCATTGTATAAGCATCTGCTCCCGTTGCTGTTATCCCATCAGCGTACTTGCCACAGCAGCAAGAAGCAGGACAATATGCTGTTGCTTCAACCTTCATCTCTATTTGTGTTTTCGATTTTTCGGCAGTTGGTGAAGACTGTTGGTTTTTCAATTGGACCGTAGGTAACTGGCTTGTTTGTTGGGTCTTTAGGATACTCAATTCCATCTTCAAATTCTTCACGACCAAGTTTTGATTCGTCGCTGCTACATTTGCATACCGTATCTGGAGATTCAGATGCACCAGAGCAAGAACAAGAACCACTACAATCAGAATTATCTGCGTCACTTTCATTTTCTATCCTTTGCAAAAGAGTTTCAACAGAGACTACCGCTTGGTGCCAATCAATGATAGAGTCATCAACTTGAGTTACAAAGTGATTAAGACTCCTCAGGTTTCCGTGGAGCAATGTACCTGTCACACTTGTCAGTCTGTTCCCGGTTGCTAACAAATACTTTATAGTTTTGATTAATTCTTTTGAGTCCATCTTTGATAAACCTCCATTTCCTTTTTATATATTCTATTCCGTGAGTAAACCCTCTAAGCGAATCGTTGAACCGCTTGACCGAATCTTCTGAGAACGGACGGTTCTTTGCTATATCAAGATGGATTCTCGTTGAGTCTAAATTCTTCATGGTATCTCCTTTAAATTTTAACACATCTTTCTCTATGTGTCAAGATAAAAATCTGGGATATAATAGAAAAGAGCAGACTATAAAAAATCCACTCTCTACTAAGGTAATAAAATTAGATTAAATGTCTCTGGTTAGTGAGCAAGTCCCTCCTGCACAAGCGGGTGCGACCCCAAAGTCCACATCGTCTGTCTCTTCTTTCATAGTAGACCAATCCACATCTTTGTATTCTCTGGATAAGTCTTCGTACAATTTTATATTATAAAGATCCTTGAGGAGATAAGTGAAACGTCTTACATCCCCATCAACATAACGAGTTATAAATTTATCACAACTTGCTTTGAAGTCATACATCTCCTTTGTCTTCTCTGGGATTCCATTATTACCTAATAAGAAATCACATGCTTTCCAGAGATTGTTATTGAACGTAACCATTGCTCTCTCAATCAACCCACTAGCATAGTATGAAGAACTTCCATACTCTCTAAGAATCTCCTGAGGTAAAGGTACAGATACGAATGGTGCTTGCGGATAATCCTTGTCTCCACTTTCAGGAAGCAGAGATACACCAGAGAAATGTTTCCGGTTGTTCCAGATATAATTCGTAACGTCATCCCACTCATCTTCTCTGACAGTAATGGTATTTGATACGTTGTGAATCAACCAAGGTTGAACGCTACGAGAAGTGATTGTTCCGGTCTTTACCCAATTACTCTGAGTAGTCTTGACGTTCTCCAACATCTCGATAGCAGATAGGTTGTTTTTTATCTTCGCACCTGCCGGGATCTCACAAACGAAAGACAGAACTACATCAGTATCTTTCCAGACACTTTGCTCTACTGCCATAGGATTCGTCTTTTGAAAATGGATAGCAGGTGCTTCAATCTTATTCGCTTGCGTTCTACGTATGTAACGTGTGGAATGATGAGGATGGATACCACTAGCAGAACCCAAGATACAACTTGACGTACCACTAGGCTTGACACAGGTAAGTCTTGCTGCAGCATTGACCTTGAGGATCTTAGACATTTTCTCATTGACTGCCTTGATGAGTCTTGCCCCTTGCTTCTGAATCTTAGGATCGAAAGCAATCTCAGGACTGTCCATCATTCCTGTCATAGAAACGCCGAGCAATGCTTCTCTTCTTACGATACTCTCAGTGACCTCTCCGAGGTAAGGGAAGTTTGTATACCCCGCCTGAAGTGTACCGAGGATTGCTGCTGCCTTACAGGAGTCGTAAAAGTCTGCCTCTGTAGGACATTTCTTCATATTGATTTCACATAGGTTGCAGAAACTTATACCACTCTGCCCCTTATCATCATAACCGTACAATCCAATCTCACAACAAGGATTGAAGAGTGCTTCCTTATCGTCTGCCCAAACGAATCCGGGTTCGCCAAATTCTCTAACGTGCTTGATGAGATTTTTAAAATCTTCTTTCTTAGTTTCGCTACGGATAAGAAGAGCAGAGTTATTTGATCTTCCTCTCTGTGGATTAGAAGCAAGCCAATCGCCGGTCTTCGCTGTAACCATCTCCTCATCGTCAGGAGAGAAGAGACAGATTGTTGCAGACCTTCTCACACCACCAGACAATACTGCATCTGATAAGTACATAAGAATATCGTATGTATGGATCGGTCTTAGTTTATCAATAACAGAATTGATAACCGCATCAACTGATCTCTCAACATTCTCTAATGCTATTCTGAGTCCGTCAGGTCCGGGTGCTTTGGAACCACTTGACAACGGAGAACCCTTCGGTCTGATTTTGCTGTAGTCAAACTTAACTACCTTACCTCTGTATTCTGGGAAGGGTGTTTCATCGGAATCAAAGAAGGAAGACATAAGAACTCCTGCAGCATCTCCCCAACCTTCAATTGTATCAGGGATCACATAAATCATTTCCCCTCTATTACGTTTAGCAATATGAGGAAGTTTAGCAATGTGATGTTTCTGTACAGAGAATCCTACACCACAACCACAAAGTAAGAGAAACATTGTCTCTTGGAATACTCTTGGACGATCAACGTAAGTTCCGCTGCAATTGTACAGTCTCTCGTTTTTCTTTAGAATTGGATCACCACCGAACTGTAATGCTCTCTGACTTCCTAAAACCTTTTTACGAAGTAACATCTTCTTAGCAAACTCTATGTCCTCTAGAAGTTCTGGATTCTGCTCTATGATATCTTTATAATATTCAAGATGCATACCAAACGCACGATCAATTTGTTCTTGCCATGTTTCTCGTCTCTTCTCTTCTGGAAGATAACGAGCATACTTTGATACTCTGGTGTATTCTGCTAAAGACTTGATTGACATTAATCGTCCTTTTTATCTTCGTTGGCTTTCTTCTGGAAGTCGGTGAGGTTGAAAAATCCATCATCCTCAACGTAAGGTTCTAGTTTTCTTTTGTCTTCTTTTGCTTTCTTACACTTCTCATTCTCTTCCTTTTCTTTTTGTTCTTCACACATAATTTCTCCTACTTAGTCTTCCTTGCAATATCAGCAGCAAGTTGTGCTGCCAAATCTACCTTTGGTATAAATGGTAGCAGAGGTATCTTCTCTGCTGTTGAAATCTTACATCTGTACTGTGACTTATTTTTATGAAGTGTGCTTACAATCTCCTGCATCATAGGAGCAAGAGCATCGTAGAGTCTATTGTTATGTTGAACGTGAAAAGAGTTGTGGTCTGCTGCTGTCTGTTTGTAGTATGGTTCTTTGGGGTCCATACTAAAGTCCACTCCAATCAGTACAATCTTTTTGAATCCAAGGAGTAGACAAATCTTAATAGCATAAAGCAACACACACTTATGCCCTTTGAACATTCCGTATAGAACTGCGGGGCAATTCAGGAATGCATTTCCAAACGTTACACTCCTAACACTATCTTTTGATAGGAGGTACGTCTGTACACCAAACATATTAGGACAGAGACAATTGTACTTCATCTCTTCACCATCTTTGTATGCTAGGATTTTCTTATTGTCTTGGGTTCGGGAATTGAAATCGAAAGTTGTGAAGCGATTCATCGGAATGAATTTTGTTATGTTAGGGTTCTTAGCAATCTGTCTGGGGAATTTCGTTACGTTATCAACCGCTGACCAGAGATTCACATTGTTATTGAGAACTTCTGGCGAGGAATTCATACCATAGGTTGTAATAACTGGGTGCTGCAACATCTTATTGATCTTTGCATTCTCTACGAACCTACCAAGAGACGGTCCCCGACCAATAAGATACACAGTCTCCCCGGCATAAATGTTAAAAAGATTAACGTTAGAAAGATTATGCCTAAAGAAAACGGGATGAGAATAATCAGGATGCACCAGATGACCCATGAAAGTCGTCCAGAGAGGATCTTCAGAAGGGGTTTTGGAAAACTCAAGGATTGGAATGTCATTACCCACTCTGCTCTCCGAAGAGTTCCTGAGTCTTAAGTTTGGTGAGATCCCTAATGAACCCGATCTTTGATCTGAGTAGCGATGAGAATTCCTGACTTTTTTCAATGAGTGCCTCCAACTTTTTAATTTGTATATTTACTTGATTGAATGTAGCGTCTGCATCCATATAGGTCTGAATCTCTTTCGCAGACTTCAGATTCAATTGATTCCTGAACTTAAGTTTATGATGAAGCATCTGAGTCAGACTGTTTCTTATTGCTTTCATATCTCCAATGGCAACTTTCATCTGGTACACATCGTCTATAATTTTCGAATGTGTTAGCATGGCGGTTTCCATTTCAGTATGGAGATTGTTCTTGTCAACCTTGGAGAGATCAGACTGAGAAAGATTCTGTACCTTTATCTTTACCTTTTCCATTCTCTCAGCAAGCGCAACGAGAAGTTTTACTTTCTTCTCAGTATCTTCTTTATCTTTCGTCATTCTTTGTTCCTTTGCTAAAATGTCAAGGTCTAAGTTACGATTCATATGATTACCTACCTCGGCATAAAATGCTGTTGCTGACATTGATACTCCTATAAAAGTATTGCGGGGTTGGTAGATGAATACTTTTCTATTGCTGTTGTAGGAACTATTAACTTCTTAGCAGTGACACATAGAGTATTGAAGTCTTTGATTTCTGCTGCTGCCGGTAGATCCTTTTCCATCAGGGACCAAAGGAATACTCTCTTTCCCTTCTTAAGAAGTTCTCTTGCTTTCTTATTAGCATCGAAGTCCAGATTCTCATTATCCAAAGCGTAGATAATGTTATCAGAACCACCGAAGCGATATTCGAATCTACTAATCTGTTCATCAGTTATCTTCTTGACTCCGTTAACTGCAATACTGTTTGTGAGATTGAGTGAGTCGAAGGTTCCTTCAGCAATCAGCACCGGATGATTCTTATCAACTCTCATTTCGTTCAAGAAGAAATCCACCTCCACATCATCAGGACGGTAAGGACAAGAGAGGAATCTAGCGAATCTCGTATTCAAATTTTTATATCTTCTCGAATGAAAATAATATGGAACATTATCTACCTTATCGTAGAATGGAACTATAATGTAATCTCGGAAGTATGCAAACCTAAACTTCTTTGAATCATGAAAGTCCGGGTGAAGCAAGACCATTTCTTTGATACATTCTTCTGGTATGTTCCTGTTTGAAAGATATGCGTGTGCTTCTGGATTTTCTGTTACAGGGTATGTACAAGTGGAAAAGAACTTACCAACTTGGATTTTTGCTTTCCCAACCTCTGTCTCTAGGATATTCACATACGATTCAGGAGTGACCTCTTCAATCTCAATCGAATTATAAAATATGTCCGGGGAAGTCTCATTGGTTTCAGAGAGACGTTTGATATCATTCATATCACGTTCAGTTAAACCCTTACTTCTTTTGGCAAGTTCCTCTGGGCATTTATTCTCAAAGAAGTACAGAGCAGTCTTAGCAAGTCCACAGTTATGACAGTAAATCATACAAGGTTTTCTACCACGCTCTCTCATAATATAAAAACGCTTCTTAGACTTGACCTTTTTTGAATCGCCACATTCAGGACACCTACCACGATAAGTGTGCTTGTCGACCTTCTCTGTGCGTTCTGAGACGTTATAAAATATCTCTACGTACTCTTCGAAAGTAAGTTCTTTCATTCTCTTTTTCCTTTTGTTACTCATTGTATATCCCTATTATAATGCAAAACTGTGACTTGTCAAGACCTAATACAGACAAAGCCACAGAATAAAACAACACTCGTTATACATTTCGATTATGTTCACAAATACTAATGAAACTGCTACGGAATGCATTCTTCCTCTCCTTGTCTATTTAGGTTCCTTGTATTTCTTATATCTTAACCTTTAACTCTTTTTCTTCGACTTTTTTCTCCATTACTGTAAACCCTTCGTCTATATAAAGTTTCTTCCTTTTCTTTCCGTGCCTTGCTCCATATTTTAAATTACAGGAGCAATCGAGTATGTATACATCAGATTTATTCCTAGTCTTTCTTACACCTCTACCGATGGTCTGCGCTACCGTAATCTTACTCTTACCTGCGTCTATCATCGCTACCATGTTGAGGTTAGGTACATTTATACCTACATGAAATATCTGGAAGTTGGTTACAATGATATAAGGTTTCTTTGAACTTCTACAGTATTCGATTATCTCATCTCTCTCCTCTAGTGCTTTCTTCTCGTCACCACTACCGAAGATACTGAATACATCTTCTGCTTCTGCTTTCTCCTTAATCATATGATACATCTTGCTACCATACTCGATGTTCTTAACCAGTGCTACGATGTTCCTACCACTCTGGAAGTTGTTAACAATCATATTAGTAATGTAAGGATTGCGGAACTCATCATCTTTCTGTAGGAACTCTACCTCTTCATGCCAATCCATTGCTGAAGACTTGCGCTTCATTCTGCTAAGAAATCCTTTTGCATAATTGAAGTCTAAGATTCCAACCTTGACCGAGGAGACTGCTGCGTACTCTTCCCTCAGTTGTTTCAACTTCTTCTCATCTACAACGTATCCAAAGAGGGAGAAGATAGTGTCCTGACTCAAATCATCTTCGGGCAGTGTGCCAGTGCAACCGAAAAAGTATTTTGCGTTTCCGAACTGCAGGATGGATTTCTCTACAGTCTTTGATGCTGCTCTATGAACTTCGTCACATATCACCAAGTCAGTATCCGCAAAGAATCTCTTACCATCTGCGGTATCTATAAGGTTGTGGGTCGAGTTGGTCATAGCAATTGTTATAGGTCTGTTAGTCTGTTTCTCCTTACCGTACAACTTGCCAATGAAATCTGGCTTGAAACCAAAGTCGAGGAGATCTCCAACGAACTGAGTAATCAAACTTTGCAGCGGAACTATAATGACTGCTTTGGAAATCAGATTCTTATAGAACAGGAACCCCAATACAAAAGCAATAGTCAGACTCTTACCTGCAGAGGTAGCGTGAAGTGCAACCCCTAACCTTCGGGTTAATATCTTATAGGCAGTTTCGATCTGATAGTCTCTTACTGCTAAATCGATATCATATTTCTTATCGAACTTCTCTTTGCAAGCACCAATTAACTTGGCGCAGAATTTATGAAACTCTTCATAAGTAAAATCATCTTGATCAGGGTTCAGGAACGGAAGGTCTTTAGGTTTCTCTTTCCACTGCCACGGAATATTGTTTGCTTCTAGATGATCAATAGTCTCTTCTAAGTACCCTGCTCTAATATTTGCAGGAGAGTATGTATTAATCTTCCCATTCCATGCCCCGGATTTGAACTTCGGAGTGAATTGATAACCTTCAACATAATGTGAGTGCTTCCATACAAGTTGCTTCAATGCTTCATCACGTTCTGCTCGGTTGCCTCTCTCAGCAGATACGGAATACTTCTGTGCATTAACTCTAGTAATTGTTATCAAAGGATCTTTTCCTTAAGTTTCAAAACATCTTTCTCGTGGTCAAGTGGAAGGACGGAAGTGTCAGAATTCATTTCATCAATAGTTCCGATAGGTACAACAGATTTAATTTCACTCTTCCCTGTATGATTATGTTCGTCTTTCTCAGGGATATATACGTGAGCAACCTTAACGATACAACGCATTCCACGAGCAACTTGATTACCAATAAAAAGAGTTGTAGGAATATCTACAACCATCCATACAGATGCTTTACGATTGAAATGAACATTGATACCAAAAGGTACAAACCAATCTCCCGCTTTCAAGTCACTAAGTTTAAGTTCTTTCACATCTAACTCCACTAACATGTTTACCCTCCAAATAAAAGACTCCCCAATATTTCAGGGGAGTCCGGGTGCATCTCCCTAACACCCACCCTAGTCGTTTACTTTTATAAGTTTGTATTCACCGTCAAGGAATGAAAGAAGTTCCCCATCATTCTTGAAGATTCTTCCTCTACCATGTCCTGAGTCCAAAAGGAAATACAGAACACTCTTATTGATCTTTGACTTCGGTGCTGCTGTAACGAGATAGCAAGGTATACCCTTCATCCATGCCATAACGAGTTCAGCGATTGTTCCACCGAGTTTATCCTGCTCATCAAAATGCCAGATCAGGAAATCAGAATTCTCTACGTAGTCAATGTCTCCCATGATATGAATAGTACGAGGTTCTTTTGTTTCTTCGTCTTCCTCAATCTTGGTTACACCTCTCCAGATTGCAGACATAGTGGTCATGAATTGGTCCCAGTGACCTCCAAGTTGCCAACCAGTTAACTTCTCACCAATTTCCTTTGCAGAACAACCAACCTTCTGTGCTTCTTCTCTAGTCGGATCGAAAGCGTAGATCCCTCTCTGATTAATGAGAGGAGTTAGTATCTGTCTCCAACCCACTCCTGCATCGTCTTTTCCCGGTGCTTCCATGCTGCCGATAAGATATGTCTTGTAAAGGCAATTCAAAATTGATACTGGTTCTTTCTCATTCATATTACATCTCCGTTCTCTTCAATCTTTTCATCCTCATACTTTGCGAGGATTCTGCGTTCAATTTCTGTAGCACACTGTCTCAGTTCACCACAGAAATTTTTATAGTTGTTATATGAAGGTTTGACGTTCTCTTTACAGAACTTATAAAGGATATAATTCAAATCTCCGTCTGCTTGAACTTGGGCAGCAACCATAACTTCCACAATTGGATCTACTTCATCTCTACGTTCTTGCTTAATATACGGCATCATTTCTCCTTTGTTAATAATTGTACCAGAAAACGCCCCTTATGTCAAGTGGTTTCTCCAACTTCTACAACCTCACAATAGCCTCTATTAATACGTAAATGCTTACCCTCTCTAACTTTAGTCGGTCTAGGAAATACAAAATACAATTCCTGTTCAAAATGTTCATCGAATACATCAGCATTTTCGTCGAAACGTTTTACTCTCAATTCGATTGCAGAGATTCTTTCATCACCCTTCAAATCTACTTCACATTCAAATGTAACTTTCATTATGTTCCTCTCTGTGCTATGCCTTCCCAGTAATCTCTTTCTTGTTTCAGAGATTCAACTAATGCTCTTAATCTTGTCATTTCTTTTATTGCTTCTTTATATTCGAATTCAATAGACGATAGAGGATAATCTTCAAACGTTGTATCCACTAATATCTGCATACGCTCTACAATATCTAACATCACTCATCCTCCTTTACGGTTGTGAATCCCATCTTCTTACAGAAGACAACCTTTGAACATTCTTCTTGCGCTGACCACACACCCTTTGAATCTTTGTGAGATACTACGTAGATACCAAGATGAGGATTTGCTTTTGCTTTCTCTTTAAGAATCTCGTGAAGCAAAACGATACTTGGTGAATCCAAACCTGAATCCAGAATCTCATCCAGTACCAACAGAGAAGTTTCCATTCTATGAAATGCATGGAGTACGTCAAAGAATGAAAGCAGAAGTGCAAGATTGATCTTTGCCTTTTCTCCTGTTGATAGATTGTCATAAGAGTGTGCTTTAAGATTACCGTCATATACATCTGCCTCAAGATCATTGTTAAACTTAATCCTGTGAGGACTGACCATCTTCTCAAGGTACTCATTGATCGCCTTGTTAAGGTAGTTGCGGAAGATGCTGATATAGAAACCATAGAAGTTCTTACCGCCGACTAGATCCCGGCAGACTTTATGGATTTGATAATCACGCTTCACTTCTTCTAACTCTACATTAAAATCTTGGAAGTTCTGATCAAGTGTTTTAATCTCCTCATTGATTGCTTCGATACTTACACCACCCTCAGGCTTTGCATTTAGTTGATTCTTATACTCTGTTAGGAGAGAGGTGGAGTGAGTGACTATGTTTGCATTAGTCTGATAAGTATTCATAGAAGCGTTGGCAAGGTTCATCCAATCACGCATCTTTTGAATCTTATCTTCAAGAGTCGCTTTTTCTTCCTTGACTTTGGTTGCGGAGACTTGTACATCTAAACCTTCATCAGCAAGACGCTTGTTAAGACCGGTGCGAAGTTCCTGAGAAATTGGTTGAGTGCATTGTGGACAGTTACTTTGAGTTGAAATGTATTCGTAATCAGTCTTCAATCTCTGATATTCTTTGCGGAGAGAATCAATAGAAGCGTCAAGGCGAATGATTTCTTCATTGGTTTCATTGATCTTAGCAACTGCAAACTCATGTTTTCTAGTGTGTTCCTCTTTGGTTCCACCAAATACCTCCGACTCAATTCCGTTAAGGATTGTCTGTGCTGCTTCTATCTTGGTTTCTTCTTGAAGTATCTTATGATTCAGATCACCAGAAGTGTCTACTACCTCTCCGCTCTCTGCTGCCTCAACCAGAGACTTCAAACGCTCTATCTCTTCTTCCTTGGCAACCTTCTGGATCTCGAACTTGTCCAACTCTAATCTCTTAGACTTGACAGACTCAGTGAGTTGTACCTGAAGGTAATCGAGAAATCCAAGACGGAAGACTTCATTAATAAATGTTCTCTTCTCATTCTTACCATACTCAAAGAAATGCTTACTAGAAGTTCCATTAAGCACAATAAGATTCTTGAAGACTTCAAAAGATATCCCATCAAGAATCTCTTCCTCAATAACTTTGTTCGCCTGACGCTTCTTTGCTTCCTCACTCTCAGCGACACCATTCTTAATGATAATAATCTTATCAGGTTTCATACCACGTTCAATAATATAAACGTCATCGTCCTTTTTGAAACTCAGACGAACCTCACAGTCACAACCATTCTGAATGTTTATTGCCTCTGCCTTTTTGATCCTGCGTTGTGTCCTACCGTAAAGAGCAAACAGAGGAGCGTCAACCAGAACTACAGTCTTACCAGAACCGTTAGATATAACAGAAAGGTTTTCTTCTTCAGTTACATCATAGTTCTCACCATACACATAAGAAAGACCGGTCTTGTAATCAAAGTGCAACCACTCATTTCCGATGCTCATGAAGTTGCGTATCTCGATGTTTAAGAAAGTGATCAATTAATTCTCCTTGTTATCTTTATCTTCTTCACCAGTTTCGGTTTCACCGGACGCAGTACCACCTACAATTTCATCAACTCTCATGCAGTCGTATAGAACTTGGAAGAGATAGATATCTCCATTCTTACAGAACCTTGACTTAGCCATATAAATGTTAGCCTGATCTTTTGCATCCAATTCATCATTACGATTAATTGTTAGAAGCATATCACAGGTCTGAGCAATACCAATAGAGTCTGATATCTTATCCTGTCCAACTCTATCAGAGAAACTATCACGGTTTGTCTGTGCTGCTACAATCATAGGAATATCATATCTCTGTGCAATAGATCTCAATTCAACAGCAAGCGAAAGACCCTTCTCGTACAATCCCATATTCTTATGAACAACAGACGGAGATAGGAGTCCGATGTAATCTACAATAACAATATCAGGTTTCAGTTCACCTTCACTTGTGATATCGAGATTCCTCATCATTGCTTCAATGTCTGCAGGAGTTGTCTTGTATCCCGGCATTTCTTTTATGATGAGACGATTACCCTTTGTCTCTTTTGATTCAGAAATCAACTCTCGTAGTTTCTGATCTCTGAATTGTGCAACTTCAGTCATTGGGGTTTCAAGAAGACAAGCGTCAAGTCTTCTACCAACCTGCTCTTCGTCAATTTCCAAAGTGATATAAAGAATCTTCAAACCTGTCTGCTCTTGATTGAGTAGGAGGTTTGCTACGAAGTTAATCAACCAAAGAGTCTTACCTGAGTTGGAGGGACCGGCGATAACGTGAAGTGCTTTACGATACCAACCACCAAACACATCATCAAACGTTGAGAATCCTGTATTGACATAGGAACCAAAACTGCTAGGTCCGTATCTCTTGTCAATAAAAGAATCTTCATGAAACTCCTGTCCGAGATTGTTGTCAATGATTGCATCATTCAACCGGGAGATTTGGTTTCTTATTTTCTTATAGTCACCCCTCGCATATAGATCATAACTGTTCACAAGGAATCGCTTCAAGAAACAACCCTGAGAGAAGTTATCAAATTTGTCGAGAAGGTAATCGTGTGAAAGGTGTTTTGTTTTCTCATAGTTCGCATAGACTTCATCCCAAGTTACCAACGCCTCTTTCTTGTCTTCAGGATCTAACTCTATTTTGTAAACAGACTGGGCAGGAACCTTACCGTATGCTTTGTAATGCTTCTGCATAACCTCAAAGAAGCATTGATACTTCTCCGAGAAGAATTCCGATTCCAGACGTAGCATGTATGCATGAAAACTTGAAGCGTGAAAGAATAGTACAGTGATTAAATCCAGTTCTGTTATGTTCTTTTCCTGTGGCATATTCAGTTCTCCTTAAGATCCGTCTATATATTATACCACATACATAGACTATTGTCAATACTAGAATAGTAATGTCTGGACAAACTTATTGTCAGAGTCTAAAAATTTGAATCCCAGAATGCTATCTAATGTTATATTAAAACGCAATGCTTCCAATGTAGGATTTAGAGGATTTAATATAAGCCTGTTAAACATATACTCTACATCAAGTTTAAAATACTTATATAGGACAGGGTGCCAATCGGAACCTATCGGAAGTGTGATCGCTTTGATCCCGAGAGCATTTGAAGGACATATAAAAACTATCTTACCCTTCTCACCCTCTTGGATCTTCGATAAACCTCTGAGTTCGGGGTCGTGATCAATCAGTGCGTTGTATGCCATTGCTCCTGCAATATGATACGGAGTCTTCTTGGCAAAGTAAACTACCGCACTCTTCTCACTCTGTATCACTATATTCGATCCGTCTTTGTACTTCCAGATATTCCTAACACCTTGTACATAAGAAATGTCATCAATAGGCATATTAGGAAGTTCATCAAACTTGTTACGAAGGATTACTTGGAGTTCTCTCTGAGTCAAACCATTCATAAGTTTGATTGTAGTTTCATGGAGGAACTTCTTGATAGGTTTCGAGAGGTTGGACTTCTTAAATTCCATTCCCTTAATCGTGTAGTCCTCTGGTGGATACTGACTCGTCGTTTTATCATAAACAACCTTGGCGATATATTTCTTCTTAGATGTAATCAAGAGTTTCGATATGACTTCCTCAGTCTCAAACTGATACTCATTGTCTGTGAGCATAATATTCTTACATACACTATCCAAGTTCTCTTTGATTGCTGCCTTAATCTCTTTATCAATCTCAAGACAGGCTTTGACACACTCTTCCCGGTTCTCTTCTGAGATCACAATACCTTTGTACTGAAGAATCTTCCCGTAGTTAATGAAGACTGAATCTGTATCACAGTACATAGCGTCGAAGAATGGATTCTTACGCTTCAGGTATTCCATTGTGGACTTGATAACGTACTGACCGGTTGCTGTAACTGCCTCAGCGAGATCTGTATGATAGAATCTACTCCACTTAGTTCCGATGAATCCATACAGGGAGTTAAGTCTAATCTTATAAACCTGCTGAATGGTATTATACCTGTCAGAAAGTTGCTTATCCTCAAGATTCCCAGACTTCTGATACTTCAACTTGTAATCGAAGTACAACTTCTTATTCTTTTTACGAATGGCAATCCACTGGTCAAGGAGAGCAGGGATAACACCACGGAAATCCTTTGTGAAGATTGTACCGTTTGCTCCAACACAAAGGTTTCTACTTTGTAGATAAGTTCTGAGTTCTTCAAATGTATTGAACTGAACAACCTCAGGTCTACCCTGAACTGTATTGATCTTTTTCTTATTGTACTTGTTGTATGACTCAAGAATCTTCTCTTGGTAATCCCCTAGAGACAACCACAGAGGAGAATAGAATTCTACAATGTACGGACCTTGCTGACTTGGTATATCGCCACTCTGAATTTTACCTCTGTATGCATCAATAGATATATTCAAAGCACGGATACAGGAAGGATACAGACTAGCAACATCAAATACTGTCACATAGTCGTACAGTCCCGGTTCGGGAGTCATAACGTATGCTCCGAGAAACTTGGCAGTGTCTTCTGGTGCTTCCTTTGTCTCTGGAAGTTGAATATCTTGCTCTTGACAGTAGCGATAGATTGCAGCGTCATGAATTCTCAACCACGATACGTCAAGACCGATTGCCTTATCGAAACTAATCCCCGACATATAACAACACATAACAAATGTTTCCATAAGTTTTTTCTTGTTGTCAAGTTCGTAAACCAACTTTGAGTCTTGGATACAGTATCTTACAAAACCGTTCCAATCATTTTCGTAAAAGTCCCTGAGTGAACCTTCATACTTGATCTTACCTTCCCCACCAATCTCTACCTCTTCTTCTTCTACGATAGCAGCAAGAGCATAGGAACGTCTCGGAGTCAACTCAAACTTCTTATAGAGAATCATATAATCTACAATGTTGATTCCGTTGGTAAGGAATCTTCTTGCTTCATTCTTAATCCAAGCAGATCCGTTTCCGAAATGCCTGAGAGATTTGTCACCAAAGAGTAGAAGCATTCTATTAAGAATGTAAGGTATGTCATAATCAGCAACGTTCCAACCTGTAATGATTTCAGGGTCGGTATCTTTGAGATACTTCATGTACTCTCTCAGAACTCCACACTCATCACCACAATCTATATACTCAATGTTATCTTCGAGTGCGTGAACAGTATCATTGTAAGGATGAATCCCGAAGAGCATCGTTTTATCTGAAGATGAATCGTAAGAAGAGATCAGAGTGACTCCACCTCTTCTTGCACCTTGTCTATCTGGTCCAACATCCCACGCTTGCAAGAATCCCTTATCATCCATCTGTGTTTCGATATCCATAAACTGAACACGGAGGGGAGGAACTTCATCCTTCTCTGCGTCGAATTCAAATTCATCAGCGAGGAATTTTATGATAGGGTTAACATCGTAGGAGAATCTACAAGGGCAGGTTCTAATTGCTGAAGGAAGTTTCTTATCGAAATATTCACAGGAGATACCTGTGAGGATTGGATTACCGAAGAGATCTTTTCTGAGATCAGGAGTAGTGCCGATTGTCTGCTTGACAACAGCATCACCGTTAGGGACAAAGATTTCATTCTCTACAGTCTTCTGACCGTACTGCTTTACCCATTCATCGTTATCGTCTTTTTCGAAATAGGTATATTCAATTTGCTTCTTAAACTTATTATAGTTCACCATCCCGTAGTTGTGTATCTTGTCCGACATTATCAGTCTCCTTAGTTTCGTCTCGTGCTAGTTGCCCTTCAGGGACTTCCTCACGAATAGTTTTCAATGTGTTCACTATGCCACTTCTATAACCTCTTTCGAATGAATACTTCATAGCATTTGCAAAATTACATACTGTCCATTCTTCCGCTGCTTGCTTTGGATCTTTGTATGTATTGATAACCTTCCGGCAGATATGTTGGGCAAGTTCCTCTTGAAGAACAATCCCGGCAATCTCTAAACCATTTGTTATAACAAACGCCTCTTCAACCATAGTGTCACAGAGTTGAACAAATGACTTCAAGAGGTTTTCCATTTTAGGGTCGAGACTCATTCTACTTCCTCATCAATCCTTAGGGTTAACATTTTAGTACGAGGATAATCATCCATCAAACCATAGAGGAGAACCTTACCCTTTGGAACCTCAATACCATTTCGCTCCATATAAAGAGTTAGAGCAGATATTATTTCACCTTCAGTGAACGATCTTGAGTGGTGAATTGGTTCTGGTTTAGGTTTCGTCGTTTTAAATCCTTCAATCATAACTTCTCCTACACCAATACGAAGTGGTCAGACACACCAAGTAAAGTTTTACCATCTGTAGTCTTGTATGCTTTGTTAGTTGCGAACTTACTTTTGTAAGAATAGTTCTCACGCTCTTCATCGTTTCTGTGAATGTGATGGAGGTTCGCATAACAATCTGGAAGAGTAGGTTTGTCATCTTCACCAAGATTCTCTTTGGCAGTTCCAATAATCTGTACAATCTTTCGCTTCTCAAGTTTCTCAGCAATAACCCAGACACGAACTACGTCTTGGTCATCAACTCCTGCTTCGTTCTTACCAATGAGTTTGAAGAGGTCTTTGAAACTCACAAGCGCATAAGAAGGATACAGAACATCATTGTCACTCTCTTTATCAAATACCTGTATGATATGTGCGCTCTGATAGAAAAGAGTCTTACCCTTCTCATTCTTCTTGTTGGTCTTGATTCCATATCTGCGTAATTCCTCAGCGACGAATCTGATACTTGATGAAGGTGTAAACCTCACTACACTTTCCAAATTGCTCAATGTATCATCCATGAGTTGTACCTTTCTTATCTACGGTGTATTCTAATGTCAGAGGTTCTCCACAAGAAAGACCCTCGCCTTTATGTTCTCTAGTTTTGAAAATATGGATAACCCCGGTATGAGTTTTCTCATCGTAAATATGAACGAACCGTCCAACCAAGGTCATTATACTTTCCAGAAGAATGTTCATCAGAAGATAAACTTGTTCTGGCTTTACCTTCATATAATACATCAACTTGGTGTAATTGTCAAGGACTTTCTTTAGACTTTCTTTCATAAACAGGTTCATCATCATACCATAAACTCTAAGAACGTCGATGTTTTTGTCCTTAATCCCCTTACATGCTATCTCTTCGTTGCCAAATTCGATGAGAATTGAACTCTCAAGATCTGCTGCTAGGGTATAATATGAACAGAGAAGAAATTCCTCCATAGGTAACTTCACATCCCCCATGTGATTCTTCAATGTCTCCACACACCGCAGAACCTTTTGCCAATCCAATGCTAACTTGACATACTTCCTGAGGTCACAGACAGGGCAGAGGTGGGGATTCTTATCAACATTCATATCAAAGTCCCGCAGGATCAATTCTATTTTTGATATTTGGTTGAGGAATAGTTTGAACTGCTCATTGTTGAGTTTTAGCGTTTTGAGATTGTCAAGATCTACTTTTACATAACCCATTTGATCAATTCATCTCTAGAACCAATACGATTAGCAAAAGTCTCTAGGCATTTCTTCCAAGACTTGATATGGTTCCTCATTTTGGTTTTCTCTTTAGAAGTCTTACCGGTAGGTTCAGGGAAGTCGAATCCGTATATTCTGTAGTATATGGAATAGAACAGAGACAGTGCTATACCAATTGCGTCGAGTTGGTCATTCTTCTCTTCATATCCCTCAAATCCATACCGTTTCATATTCTCACAGATAAGTTCCTTAGTTGCATTCCCCATTGTCGAGGCGATCTTCTTAACGCTAGGAACTGGTGCTGTGTAGAAGTAAGGGTCAGCATCTCGCCACAAGGAACTTCTGAGGGCAGACTTCAATGCACCTTTAAGTTCTGCTAGTTGTGTGGTAGAACCCTGTGAATGATATGAATAGTCTTCAACAATGACTACATCTGGTTGGTGTAACTTGATAAGCGTCATTGCGTTGAAGACAATGTTCTCAATCTTCCTCATAAACAAATGCTCTTCCATAGCAGTATCCGAGAGGTAAGTATGATCTCCCTCTGCAATCATATCTCTTTGCTTCTTACGACATGCTGCAAGGTCTTTGGTTAGTTGTTTCGGACATTTGATCTCATCTTCGTGTACAACTTCAAACACAGAGTCTATCCCTGTGCGGTCTACATCGGATTCGAGGTTAATGAGTAAATCCAGAAGTCCTGCTCTATCTAACCTATCAAATTTACACTTAGCGACACAAATTCCCGTAGATGATAGGGAAGCATCGATCCCACAGATTGTAAAAGTTCCTTGCATAAATTCTCCTTGTGGGAGATTCTATCAGAACCCGGATAGGTTGTCAAGGAAAAAATCCCGCCAAGATTCTTATAACTACTATTCAATAGAAGTTACAATTGTTACAAAAGATACAAGTGAATATTGCGGTTGTTACAAACGTAGCATATTTGTATTCTGTTACAAGTAAGATAATTCAGGAAATTGTAGCAAGAGATTATTCTTTGAAGAAAATCGAAGAAAGATCTTGACTTCCGAGAAATTTATGATAGACTTGGCTCAAACCAATTCCCACAGGAGAGAAACTTGAAGATTGTAGAACCATCAGCGAAACTACTCTGGAACACGTTTGCGCCAGAATGCGAGATCGAATCAGCAGGGAGAACTTGCTACAAGTCTGAGGATGATATTACTGAAGGAACTGCTGAAGAATTTATCAGAATGATTATCAAACGTGGTCACGAATCAGTTCTGGAACATGCCTCCGCTTCATTCCGAATAATTACTGACAGAGGAATCTCACATGAAATTGTGAGACATAGACTTGCTTCCTACAGTCAGGAGTCTACACGTTATTGCAATTATAGTAAAGAGAAATTTGGAAAAGAGATTACTGTAATCAAACCTTCGGGAATTGAAGGAGGTGATGAAGCAATATGGACTGTCTCTATAATGGAAGCAGAGAAGAATTATTTTGAACTTCTCGAAAGGGGGTGTTCACCACAGCAAGCGAGATCAGTTCTTCCTACCTGTCTCAAAACAGAATTAGTTATGACCTGCAACTTCAGAGAGTGGAGACATTTTCTTAAACTTAGAATGCCGGTAGCAGCACACCCGGATATCAGAATCATTGCAGAAGAAATATGGAAACAGTTATGGACTATCGCTCCTTCGGTATTCTCATTGGAGACATTACGATGAAAACAATCAACCATAACATCTTAGCAGATCCTACGAAATTCGACATCATCCTCATTCCCGTATCTGTTTATCAGAAAAAGAATGGAACTTCTCCGGTTATGGGTGGTGGTATGCTTGAGGAGATTGTAGCGAAGTGTCCAAGTCTTCCAGAGCAAATTGGAAAAGCAGTGGAGGTGTACGGAGGTTGCCCTTCTATCCTTAGTCATATTCCTAATACACCAAAGCCTACAAAGTTTGCAACATTCCCAGTGACTCCAAGTAACCTTAGAGCAGAGAATCCAGACGACTATGTATTCAATCGACTCAAGGGAAAGTTCAAGAAGTATTCTTTGATCCCCGGTTGGGCAGTTGCTCCAAGAAGTGACGTTGTAGAGTTCTCGGCAATCAAGTTGCTTGAGATTATCAGGTACTACAAACTTGATGTGGTTGCTCTACCTTATGATATGTTTAATTTCGATGAAGAGGACAAGGAACATTCAGATAGAGTCCTTCATATTATTGAAAGGATTATCACAGAGAGTTTACTTTTAGTAAAGCGTCCTAAGGAAGCAGTACAAGGTACGGTCCAGACTACTGCAAGTTCACAAGTTTATTTTGAAGAGGGAGAATGAAGTGGTTAGTGAGACTTGTCCTGTTTGTTCAAGGTTGAGGTTCAGTGTAGTAGTCTCGTACTCTGAGATTGATACAGTTCAGGATGGAAAGCAGTGTAAGAAGTTAGGAAAACCGTATCCATACTTTCAAGTAGTATGTGATGAATGTGGTTTCACTCTTAATTATGGTTTTGGATCGAAAAGGAAAGAGAATGTCTAAGAAGAATAGTACACTAATCGTTTGTGTTTTAGACAGGTCGGGATCAATGTCGACAATCCTTGACGATGCTGTCGGAGGATTTAATACGTTCCTTGAAGAGCAACAGAAGGTCAAGGGTAAATGCAATATGACCGTTGCGATGTTTGACGACAAGTACGAACTCAAGTATAACAATGAATCAATCAAGAAGGTTGAACCATTCACTAATACATCATACTGTCCTAGAGGTTGTACTGCTCTACTTGATGCAATTGGTAAGACAATCAACAACGTGAATAAAGAAATTGATGAACTTCCAGAGAAGAAGAAACCAGAGAAGGTCATCCTTGTAATTCTTACAGACGGTGCTGAGAACGCAAGTAAGGAATTTAACAGCACAAAGATTTCTGAAATGATCAAGGAGCAACAGGAAACTCACAAGTGGGATTTCGTATACCTTGCAGCAGATGAAGCAGGATTCAAAGCAGGTCAGCAACTTGGATTTGCAAACAGCACGAGATATGATAAGAATGACGCTCGTGCAATGTACTCCTGTGTGAGTGAAGCAGTCGCAACTTCAAGGTGTTCTGGTAAAGTAGTTGAGATTGACAAAGATATAACTTGACACGTAACTAAGATTATGGTATAATGTTTTTGTAGAGTAAATTTTCAATTAGTCATAAGGAGAAACGAGATGACAGCACAAGCAGGAAATGATGGAAACAAGAAGGACATTTGGTACAAGCCTGTAAAGCAGTCTGACTATCAAGCGATCAGTCAGATTGGGATTGTAACCATTCAGATTCGTATCCTTCCGGGGTTCAATGCAGGAATGATGTATGAAGCGGTATTTGAAAAAGATACTTCAACGTCGATGTATCCTAACAGCAAGAAGTGGTTGCTTCCTGTTATGGTTCTCAGCGATCCTCTTCATCCTGAGATGAATGGTCAAGTTAAGGTTATGGATATTTCTAAGACGTTGCGTAATGCAATTGTTGGTCAGAATACTCCACCTAACTACTTTGACCCTAACGCCGGTTTCAATTTCAATGTTGTAGTTGAATTGCAACAGAGCAAGGACAAGACTCAGTGGTTCCCGAACTATGGTAGGTCTGGATTTGATACTTCACCTACTCAGATCAACACTGCATATATTATGGAGAAGTTGAATGAGATGGGAATTACAGACTTTGCTGAGTTTGTAAAGAAGTTGAATGACTACTTCTTGAAGAAGAATTCCCAACCTGCCTCAGGTTCATATCAAGGTCAGGTTAGTCCTCAAGCAACAACTCCTCCTTCTGCCTACGGAGCGGGTCAGGTAGCAACGCAACCTGTAGTACAGACAGCACCAGTAGCAGCACCAGTAGCAGCACAACCTGTACCTATGGCAACTCCGGTAGCAGCACCAGTTCCTACAGCGGTTCCTCAACCAGTAGCAGTACAACCAACGGCAACTCCGGTTGACCCGAACCAAATCCCTTTTGAGTCAGCACCCACAGTTCCACAACCAGTGGGTGCGCAGCAACCAGTAGCGCAACCAGTTCCACAAGCACAAGCAGCACCAGACGGTGAGGACTTTGAGGCAATCTTCGGTACTCCAAACGCACCAACTTCCTAGTAACAATCACCAAACCTTTCGGGATGCTTAATTGTGTCCCGAGGGGTTGTATCAATTAAGGAGAGACATTGGGTATACTATCAAAAATGTCAAAAGAAAAAGCATTCAAAGATTCTATACAATGTGTAAAAGATATCAAGTCCCCCGGATATATTTCTACGGGTTCTTTTGCGTTGAACGGAATCTTGTCTGGTGACGTTTACAAAGGCGTTCCAGAAAACACAATTACCGCACTAGTTGGAAAATCAAACTCCGGTAAATCATTCCTCATGGCACATATGATCAGAGGTGCAATTGAAAATGGTTACGAAGTTCTTATATTTGATAGTGAGAGAGCAGTAAGACCAGAATTTTACGAATCGTTGGGTTGTGATACCAGTAAGATTTTCAGAATCCCTGTTGGTAGTGTTTCTAATCTAAAGATACAAGCATACGAGAAGATTCAGGAATTTTATGAACGTGCAGAAGAGAAGGATAAACTGTACGTGGCAGTAGATTCTATGGGTAATCTTGCAACTCAAAAAGAAATGGCAGACGTAGAGAAGGGTAAAGCAGTAGCAGATCAAGGTTCCGGGGCAAAGGACCAGAACTCTGCTTTTAGAATCATTGCCTCACTTGCCACTGAGTATGATTTCCCGCTTGTCTTTACGAATCACACATATGCTGCTATTGGTGATATGTTTGCTACAAGAGAAATAATCTCTGGTGGTAGCAAAGCAGTATATAACAGTCATATAATAATTTACGTTGAGCGTCTTGTCAATAAAGAAGAAGTAGAAGATGCTCTTGGTAAGAAAAAGAAGACACACGTTGGTATAAGAATTAAAGCAACCACAGTAAAGAACCGAGAATACCCAGAAGAGAACACTGTGTATCTTGACCTGAGATATGATGAGGGTATGAATCCTTTCTCAGGTATGTTACAATTCGCTATTAGGGCAGGAGTCTTAGAGAATAAGCCAAAAGGCTATTTAGTCACAGCAACAGGTAAAACAGTCTACGAGAAAAATCTTAACACACCTGAAATATACGATGAAGCAGCACTTGCTAAGATAAATGAATGGTTAGGTAAAAACGGATATTCTTCTCTCGCTGATATTTTCTCTGAAGATGTTGCTAAAGCATTAGGAGATGGAGATGGGAAACCGTAAGGTATGTAATGACACTAAAAAACATTACGTAGACAAGAAAGAACTAAGAGCAGAAATAATCCAGTGTACTAAAGAAGGAAAAGTGTCTGATAAGTTGGCAGATATGTTTATAAAAATTGTAGATGGCGTTGGATTGAGGTTTAATAACTTAGAATACTATGGAGTTATGGATGATGTGAAGCAAGACTGCCTCGTACTCCTCCTTCAGAAGTATAATAATTACGATCCAGAGCGGAGAAGCAAGACTACAGGACAAAAGACTTCTCCCTTTGCTTTCTTAACGACTATTGTGTATCATCAAATGATGTATAAGGTATCAAGAGAGAAAACCAGAAAAGAAAAAATCAACCATATGACCCAAACAGCCAGAAGGTTTATTGAAAAACACGAGAGAGGATAGGATGATTATAGTATTAGGCGATCTTCATGTGGGATTACGTAGGAATAACAAGGTCTTTCACGATATTCTATTCAAAGAACTCGAAGCAATCTTAAAGAGAGTTACTAAAAAAGATTCCGTTGTTATATTAGGTGACATATTCGATAGCAGATCCTCCGTTGACTTCAAAGTATTGAATGATGCGTGGGATTTCTTTATTAAACTATCTAGATCCTGCAAAGAGATCTTCATCCTCGCCGGAAATCACGACCTCTACTACCGAGAGAACAAAGCAGAGTTTGTAAATTGCAGATTCCTTCGATTCGAACCCGGAGCGGATTCAAAAGTTGCACCAGTTCATATCGTCAATGATATTACAGAAGCAAAGATAGCAGGGAAGAAATGTCTTTTCATTCCGTGGGTTGACTCTAATGAAATGAAAAGTAGAGCAGTCGATGCAATGTTAGGTGAGTATGATGTAATCTTTGGTCACTTCGAGATTATAGGATTGTACGGGCAACATGCTATTGATGAAAGAACAATGTTTGAGAATGAAGACTTTCCAAACGATACAGTAATCCTCTCTGGGCATTATCACAACCGCTCACAAAAGGGAAAGATACAATATGTTGGTTCGCTAATCAACTCTACATTCAATGATGTAGGAGAGACAAAGGGAATTCATTTAATCAAGAAGAGTAAAGTAGAATTTGTAGCAGGGAAGAGTCCAGTATTTGAATATATCACTATTGATAATCCAACAGGATTTTTGACTGCTATAGAATCTGCTTCTCCAGAACAGCTTGATAATATTAAACAGAGAGTCAATGGTAATATCATAAAACTCATTATGAATGAATATGGTACTGACAACGAGAAGGTATTTAAGTTTATAAAGGGTATGACCCCGTTGGAACTAACAGTCAGCTACAATCGTGTTAGTTTTGACAACGGGGATGAGGGAGAGGAATTTGAAGGATTCGATTCTCGTTCTGATATTCAAGATATCATTCACAAGTATATCGAGAAAGTTCAGGACAAACTTCCAGATAATATAAATCCTGATGATATAAAATTACTTGTAGCAAAGAAGCACCAAGAATTCAAGATAGATCAAGCGAGTTAAACTACTTCTACGAACCCATGTTCTGTAAGCGGTTTCCATCGAATATGGAAATGTATCTTTCCTGTCGCACCAGTACCGCTCCATGTGAAACGTACATACGTATCAACTGATTCTTTTGCTACAATTCCAAAAACTGCCTTTTTAAGATCGACCTCTTGCATGAGTTTAGCACTTGCGGAAGAATATAATACTAAAGCATCTGCCGCCTTTTTCTCTCTCACGAATAATGATCCTGCCGGTGCGGAAGCACTATCCACCACATCCGTAATATCTGTGGACGCTCCATCGTATAATGTAAACTTAACATTGTCGATATCAGCATGTAATGCAGTTTCAACATGACCTCGTATTCCAAGTATCTGAACAGCACCAGTTACTTTGAATAAATTATCACTTCCTGCCCCACCACCAACTACTGAAAAATCTGTTTCGTGATACACCTCATCCTGAAACGAGAAGTTACTCCAAACGTTAGCGTGATCAACATCAACCCAACGCCCATCACCTGCACCACTTGAACAGTTAAGTATTGTCCAATCTGCTGAACCTGTTGCAATAGAGTATCCACTAGTTTCATATCCTACAGATGTACAGCCAATAATTGTACCTGTATCAGCTCCACCGTTGATCTTATAACCGATAGAAGCACCAATGCCTACAGTCTTACAATTATTAAGCCTAGATTGCCCACCTTGTATGTCGTAAGCTATACTAGTCTGATTGCCAGAAGCATAATTATCAATCACAGTGCCTGATCCAGTGATCTGGATACCAATAGCACCAGTTGATACTTTACCGTCACTAACATGACACTCAATGCCGCTGATTAGTAGACCAGTCTCACCTGCGGCGGGTGTGATCTTGTGCATACCTGTTAGTTTACAACTGTTACCACTAATTGTTAATGCTGTACCAGTAGCAGGGTCAATCAAAACACCTATCTCACACCACAACTCAGTAGCATCTTTATCTAATTCTAATCCTGTTTCGGTGTAAGTTCCTGCTTTAACATTAATTGCGTCCCCGGCTGCACACCGACTCAATGCTTCTCCAATAGTCTCAAGTGATTCTGAGGGAGTTCCTCCTGAATTAATATCTGAACCATATACTTTGTCTACATACCAAATATCTCCACCAAACTTTTTTACATGATTGTCTGGTTGATAACTTGGAAAAGTAGTATAAGTTCCATTATCAATTCTTGCTCCATCACCACCTCCAGAACTACAATTTCCAATGACTGAATTTGTACATCCTGCATCAACCTGATAACCTGCTGTTGCATGTCCTTGAGAACCACAATTTCTTAATCTAGTTTTATCACAAGAATTTGTTGCCCAAAAGCCAATTGAAATGTCTGCTATCTCTCCACCAGTACAACAATCCCTAAGAGAGGTATTATCCCCTTGGATTTTAAACGCAGCAATTAATGGTGAAGCACATCGACATAATCTCAAATCATTTCCATTACCAGTTATATCATATCCTATATCTGCTGTAGAAGAACATGAGATACGAATATCTTGAAAATAATTGAAATTTCCAGTAGACTCAATACCAGTTTCATTTGCCGCAGGAGTAATGAGTAAAGATCCATTATGACAACCAACCCAACAATAATTCCCACTAACAGTTAAACCTGTTCCACTAGCAGGATCAAGTATAGCTCCAATCTCAAACCACAACTCAACTCCACTTTCATTAAGATCTATTCCGACCTCAGTATATGTTCCCGCCATTATCGTAATACCATCACCAGACGAGCAAGCTGTAATAGCTTCACCAATTGTTTTAAATGCTGTTTCTGGTTTCGTACCATCACCACTTGCGGTTACAGCGGCATTAACATACCAAAGAACTCCACCAAACTTTTTTATACGTGTTGTATGATCAAAATAACTCATTGAATCCTCCTATAATATTATCCAATTACTTCCGGTACTCTGTATGGATATATTATCCCATTGTTGTACCTCTTGTGTTAATTCGCCATCAATAGTTTCTGTACCATTACCATCAACTGTGATAACTCCTGTACCTGTATTTTTGATATTGTATATCTTCGCTCTTATTCCTACAGCACTAGGAAGTGATATCGTAAATGTATTTGCTGTGCAATCTACTGTTTGGTCTGATTCTGTTAGAGTGTATGCTCCGGTCTTTGCTACATAAGAACAACAAGACACACCAACTTGTGCAGCGGTTACTGCGTGAGGATTAGATAGGTTGCTTGTATGAGCATCTAAATCTGCCTCCCTTGCAACTTCTGGGTGGAAATTCGCACCTTCTACTGTAATAAGTTCTCGCTCTGACATTTTAATTCCTTCTATACGTAGATCTTCGTACCATCAACCGTCACATAAACTCCGTTCACAACTACATAATCATTATCAGAAGGTACAGGAGCAACAATAGGAGCAACACTAGGATTGTATGGAGTAGGAGCAATAGTATTACCTGCTGCATCGGTAGTTCTAAGTTTCTCAGGTTCACAACGTTGAACGATGCTGAACTTCCATTCACAAGGTTCATCATCACAAGGTTCGTAAACTGCAATAGTGGGTGAATCAAATACAGCACAATCAGGAGAGCAACCATAAAGAGATACATTCAAGAGTTTTCCATTGTACTTTGTGTGTGGATTTCTCAAATATACTCTTACGTCGATACTATCTCCAAATCGAATTGCGAAACCTGCTTCATTGTTGAACAAAGCCATATCGTAAGTCTTGTGAACTTGCGAAGTATCAATCTGCATAGGTCTAGGGAAGTCTGTATACGTAAGAAGACTTCGACCATTGACAAGTATATCAATATAGAGACAGACTATTCTTTCTCTAATCTGTTCAACAACCATCAAGTGATCTTCAAACAGTGAAAGTCTAATACCTTGGAACAAGAAGTTCATTGGACTCTTAACCATATCCAAGTAAATTCTATCTTGAAGAGTATCGTTACCACTTCTGTTCTGAAGATGAATATTTGTCTTGTACCAGTTGTCTCCGGTTTCCCATTCAATCAATGGATAACCTATAAAGAAAGTTCCTGTACCATCATCGACTGCTGTGTAGTTTGTGCTATCGTCTGATATATTTGTTGTACCCTCAGTAACATGAATGATTACATCTTCCAAGGAAGCAAGAGTTGGATATGATGCATCTCTCGCCCAAGCACCTGCAGCAACTACATACAATCCATCATCAGTACCAATCGTTTGATTTTTTACTAGAACTACATCACCTGCAATAGTAGCAACTCCATCAATAGTTTGCGGTCCTGCAAGGATAATATTTGCAGTGGTTGCTACTCTTGCAAACTCATCTGCCCATAATTCTTTGTAGTTGATATATGAAACACAACCGGAGATTGCACAAGTAAGGTTGTTCTCGTTGAACGTAACCAAGTCAACATTGTTTATGGTAATTGAAACTTCTATGAAATCATCCTCGTAAATCAAGAAGTCACAATCGAGAGTATACTTTTTCATGTTGTGATCTTCGAACTCAGGAATTTGAATCTTCTCAATTAAACCACCATTAATCTTCAATTGTATATCATACTGTGCTTTCTGAGCAAGAGGAACCGGCAATCGTAATGTCACTCCACTCAATCTGAAATCTACAGGAGCATAGAAACTATCATAGACAGTATTGTAGTTTGTTGTACCTACAACTTCTCTTATATCAGAATCATATGTACTTGCAGCAGCATACGGATCGTAATCTGAAGCAAGAGTAGTTGTGCTTTCTTCTGTAGGAATCTTCTGCCAGTGACCACGAAGAGTCACAGAGAAAGAATTACCTACTCTCCAAGGTTGGATTGTATCTAGATCTTCTACCTGTGCCGACATATCTGTCCTTATTTAAACTGTATCACACTCCAACATCCAACCAATAAGAAATACTTTCAAACCGTATCCATTACCTTCAGCATACTGTACACCAAAACGAAGTATAGAATCTGCCGCTATTGTATACTCGAATGGATCGTATGTACACTCTTGAACAGTATCTACCATATACAAGTCCGGGGTTGCCAGTGCATTGCTAACCAACTTCTCATCAGAGAAGATAGTTAATGGTATGTGTTGAGTTGTAGGGGTTGAAATATTTAGTCCTAATAAATTTACCGGAACGTTTGATTCGTCGTCTCCGAAATCCCATAGGTTTACTTTGATACAACCGTAAGTTGTTTCTTGATGGAGACAAATCTTAATCTTCTCAATCCACATTGGGAACTTAGGTGAGGTGATTCTCATAAAAGCCAAGTCAGTATTCTCATCTAGACTACCAGTGTTAGGTTTTGGATACGAAGCGAATGCATAACTTGTCATATTCGCTCTTGGTATTCTAGACTTCTGATTCATATCAAAGTCTAACCTAGTATCGTTAGGAGTTGAACCCTGAATGATATACTTCTTCCACTCTGCAGTCAGCGCAGTTGGATAAGGTCTTGGAAGATACATTGCTGTGTCGTTTGGATTACCCATTTTATATTCCTATGGAGTGTAGAAATCACCAACACCGTCAAACCAGAGTAATGAAATTGCAGTTCTACTCAATTGATCGCCAGTGATTGCAGTCTCGTCTATGAATGCCCAAGGCACAACCTTCTTATTATAAGAAGTTGTATCTGCTTTTAGCTTTTGTTGCGTACCGATAAAGAATGATGAATCGTTAGTAGGGGTTACACCGTTGTTTGTTAGTGTAATAGAACCAACGTCCACATCATTTATATACATAGTCAACTCTTGAGTCGATTGGTCTAATTGTATCACAACCAAGCACCACAATTCTGCCAATGATATTGTACTGTTAGAACTGAAGTCAAGGTTATCGGAAATTAATGTACGTATTGTACCTCCGTCATTAATCTCAAATACCATATTGAACAATTCGGATAGAGTTGAAGTTGGATCTTCCCTGCGGAGATACAACCTATAAGATTTATCTGCTGTCAATCCATCCTCTGCCCATTTAGAAAGCAGAACCCATTCTTCATTTACGTCTAACTCATCTCCGTCTATAATTTTGAACCACTGCCACATTGTAAACTTACCGTCTTGTAGATTTAATGCACCGTCCTGATCATCATCTGTAATGTATGCTACGTTATTCTCTCCACCTACACCATACGATACAGGGAGAGCGTCTTGATTCTTAAAATCATCATTACCAATACCGTCCACACCTAATAGATTTGTAGTAAGTAGTGGAGGTTGTAGAACGCCGGTCAAATGATTCTTACCAACGTAGTCTTCGAGAAGGTATGTGGAATCATCAACACTATTGAATCCCCACAACGCACCGATACCATATTGATTAAGAAGGAAGTTACTGAACCCACCGGCACAAGTTGAGAATATGATTGTCCACTCACCTACAACTGTCATCCAACTCTGGAAATAAAAATCTTCGTCAAGTGCAACTCTGGAAAACATTACGTCATTGAAGAACAGACCCCATTCCAAAAGGTTCTTACCGTAGAACTCTGAAGCATTGTTTCTATCAAACTCAAATGTGAACTTGATAGACTTATGTGCGGGGTATGAATGACCTGAAACATTGAAAGATTTGTGAGTATGGTTGCCACTGATTGCATGATAACCTTCTAGCGATTCAAACTTAATCCAGTTGTAACCAGTTTGTCCGGGAGTCTCAGGATACAAGTCGCCCCAAGAGGCAACCTTGATTGTATTCTCTGTGATATCTCCACCTAAGGCAACCACTGCAATATGAGCAGAGTCCTTCACGACAAGATTCTTCTTGGCAAGTTCTTTACCAGTTGCCTTGTCATAGAGTCTCAATTGACCCTTAGCAAAAAATTGAGCTTTTTCTGTTAGATTTGACATTAAAGAATCCCTCTAGGTATTTATCTATACAAGTGATATTTTTGCAGCAGGAATATCATAAACATTCCAAGGTGACTTAAGAGCAGTTGGACAACCAATTGTAGAACCATCATCTACAACATTAGTCGTATAGTAAATCCCAACCGGATTACATTCGTTGTACAATTGTATTGGCATATAAATTTCTTCATCCATCGCTACGGTCCACTCTTCGATAGTTGTTGAAGGATCATCGTTGAGGTACTCAATGTAATGATGCATTCCCCAGTTGAATCTCAATGCACTACTACTACACCAAGGAATGAATGATTGATACTGTGAGTAAAGGTTCAAACGAATTGTATGCCTTACAACTATAGGAGCAGTAGAGACACCATCATCGTAACTGTAGTAGAAGTAATCACTCTCGAATCTACAAACGTCTTCGAATCCTGAGAAGATATCATTTTGTAATCCTACTCGATTGATTCTAACCTTAGCAGGATATCCGGTTACATCTGGATCTGCTGTCAATGTCTCTAAATCATAGAACAGAGTCATTGGAATGAAGTCGTAAACAAATAGAAGTTCTCTCTGCGCTGAACAATCACAATTCACATCATCAGGATCTCCATCTCTTCTAAGGAAAAGACTGTCTTGAAGTTTCAATGCCGCTTGCTCCTTCGCTTGTTTGGTAACGCCTGAAGGACCAATGTTAGGAAATGAAACTGGATAGTCATCAACGTTAGAATCTAACTCATACTTCTGTCCGGTGAATCCAACGTCGATAAGAGCGTGAAGACTATCGTGTATACTATTGATAGGAGAATAAATCTCCAGTGTATCTTTCATTGCCTGTACTTCTTCATCAATAATTAACTCACCATCGGTATCGTAGAGTCTATACCAAGGTTGATTCTCTCTAGTCCTAGACCTTACCTCTGTATCGTAGGACATAT